TCATAGAGAGCCAGAACGTCTTCCATGCGCGCGATGTACTCCGCGTTCAACTCCGCGATACACCACATTTTTTTCCCGCCATGGCTTCAGTTCATGGTTCTCCAGCAGGATACGGATGGTTTCCCGGCTCACCGGCGGCCCCAGCTTCCGTTTCGCCGCTTCCTCGGTGATCAACCGTACGCTCCACCGCGCCCGGCCCTCCGGCGGCGGCCCGCAAACCATGGCCACGATCCGCTGCTTCTGCCCCGCGTTCAGGACCCGCGTCTGGCCCGGACGCGGTTTTTCGTAAAGAGCCGAATCCAGTCCCTCGTCCTCGTAGCGCCGGGCGATGGCGCGCACCGTCTTCGGCGCTACGCCGGCGTTCTCGGCCACCTGCGCTACCCTCTGCCCACCGTCGAGCTGGCGCAAAATGGAAGCTCGCCGCAGCACTCGCGCCGACTCCCGCCCCTTGCTCAACATCTCGGCCACCTGCCGCCCGTCTCTCCTCCCCAACTCAACATGCACACGGTGATAGGTTTGCATGCTCCAACTATGCAAGCCCATTCGTCTTCAGGAAAGTGCCTACCAAGGTACATCTTCACATTGTCGCTGACCTAGGAGGCAAGAATGAAATCGTTGCGAACGTTTACAGTAACATGTTTTCTGCTGTCGATAGCCTTCTCATCAGCATTGGCTCAAACCATCCAGGCAGCAGATGCGAAAAACCACATCGGAGAGAAAGCCACCGTTTGTGGGGTAGTTGCGAGCAAACACGTTGCTTCCCGAACTCAGGGAACGCCGACATTCATTGACTTGGATAAGCCGTATCCAAACCAGTCTATGACGGTGGTTATCTGGGAGCGCGACAAAGGAAGTGTAGGCTTTCTACCGGCCAGAGGGCAGCTTTGCGTCATTGGTTCCGTTGTCCAGTATCGCGATGGGGCGGAAATCGTACTCCACAATGCGGCTAGTTGGTATGTCCCAAAGACACAATCTGCGCCTCAGCCACAGTTGAGCAATGACAACCATTACACAAACAGTGACGGTCATCAGGTTCATTCGCCAGCATATTCAATGGCGGTGCTCCAGCAGGAGCAACAGCGCAGTGTGCAGATGGAACCTACAGCTTCAGTCAGCATCGAAGTGGGACTTGCTCCCATCATGGGGGCGTTGCAAAATGGCTCTGACCCCTTGAGGAACGCACTGAATTGGAGCAGAGTTTACGCTTGAAGGGCCCGGGAGGATGGCGTACTCCAAGAAATGAAGGCTCTCCAGGCCAGAAGGCCCAAAATGGACTCAGTTTAATTAGCTGATTTACGTGGTGCGAGGCTTTAGGGGAGCCTGAGTATGCGTAAGATCGTTATTGCTGTATCTGTTCTCGTTGCGCTTGGGGCATTGGCATTGCGCTGTGGCTGTCTCACAAGGCTGAACACAGTCCAAATACCGTTACGGAGGCAGCCAGGGCGCATGTTGAACAACCGCAGACGCCTGTAGCTCCAGCGGGCGCTGACCTCTCAAAGGCGCAAACTCCAAATACTTCAGAAACGGTCTCTATCGGGATACCGGCACATCCCGGGATTTACTCTTATCGAGGCATCGAACTCGGCGAATCGCAGGCGAGTTACGGCTAAGCTCAAAGCGATAGGTTATGGCACGCTGGATTGCGAACATAACGATTGGGAAGTATGCTCAACAAAAGAGACTCCAGACCCCGGTGTTTCGGATATGATGGTGAGTTTTAAGCACGGCAGATTGTTGATCTTGTCTTTTGGATTCAGCCCTTCGAACTCGGCAAGTACGTCGATGCGGTGACTGGCACCTATGGGCCACCAAGTAAACCACTACGCCCTGGCGATAATAATGGGAAGATGATTGCTGATTGGCAGGACGCTCTTGTTGAACCGTGCCGGGTTATCCGCGTCATGACATCTAAGGATTTCAGCTACCCCCCAATCGCGGTGCCCTCGTAGGCTCATTCTCCTTGACCCTTATGGATTCCTCTTCTGTTCCAGAAGGAGTACCAATTAACGTGGATAAGTGCGCGGATTTGGCCAAAGATGAGTAGAAGGTTAGGTTGCCTTCCAGACAGAAACACCCAGCATCGCAGCCGGGTGCTCTGTAGATATGGATCATCTCCTTCCTAATTCTTCGGAGGCTCCTTGGTGCCCACCGTGATTACCGGCGGAGGCAACGATGCCGTGAGGGACTTGAAGTCTGCGATCAGCAGACTCAGAAACTTGTAGATGAAGACATACCAAACGCTTGATGCTGTGGTTGGTGTGGGCAATGACTGCACCAATGCCGACGCAACCATGTTGATCGACGTAGAAACCCAGATAGCCACTGATATGGGACATTCATGCAACCACCTCCAGACCCTTGTGTCCCCGCTTGCTTGAATCGCCTCTCTCAGAGGGCGGGAGAGGATAATGCAGCCATCGCTGAAGCCGTGTGATTCATCGCGGGATTGTCGCCGTGAATCATGAAGCCGCCAACGCGACCGTCCATGTCATTGCCGGGGCAAGGAGTGCAGATGGGCAACAATTCGCCCCTTTTCCGGATCGTCAAAGAATGGTCCGATGGTCCACTTTCCCTGTGGGCATGGACCGTGGCCAACATCCCCTTGGCCAGCCGGGTTGTTGAGGTCTGCACCATTACCGCTGTAGCCAACTCCGATGACAGTTCCTGATGGGTTGGTGAGTTGACCGGTGCTCTGTTGATAAATCCAACCCATGGTCCCTACTTGTGCATGTAATACAGTGACAGCGCCCAACCGATGACACCGCCGATGCCAGAAGCGATAGTTGTAGACGCAATCAGCATTCCGATGATCTTCCAGCGCCATTCTTCGAGAATTGCAACTCTTGCTTCCGCCGCCCCATGAACTTTCTCGAACCACTCTTTGTCTACAAATCTGTGGCGCACATCATTCAGTTCAACCATCTTTCCTTCGATGGCGTGGTATGCAAGCTCAACAGCTTTCGCTTCGAGAGTGTGCTCAGTGGCGTGAGCCTTCTGCCAGGTTTCAAACTGGGCTTCTAGAATTGCCACTTTCCCTTCTGCCGACATTTTCTGCCAGGTTGTGAACGTGGCTTCCAGAACTGCAATCTTCGTTGCGAGATCGTCACGGTTGTCTTCCATGACAACTCCTATCCACTGACAGGGCGAATGAGCTTTCCGGGGCCAGCGCCTTCTACATAGGGGTTATGAACTTCATGTCAATGAACCACGTAGATAGGATCGGGATCGGCTCCGGTCCTGTAGAAATCCCCGGCTGCCAAACCTCCTGTAATCGCTGCTGCATTGGTTGCATACACAGGAAGACCAACTACAGCTATGCCACCAGTGAAGGTTGGGCTTGCGAGCGGGGCCTTGGTTCCAAGGTCGGAGCTGATTGTTCCAACTACGTCGGAGCTGAGAGTTCCGACACTAGAACTGATGGTTGAAATGCTGGAGCTAAGACCGGCGACGGCTGTTGGAGAGACTAATCCTGTTTCTGCGTCAATCGCACCACTGTTGGTCGAGCCGATGTAGAAGACGACAGCCGACAAGTTGCTCAGTGGTTGAGGATTGTTACCAAACGAGTTCACCGCCTGAAATTTGAAATAGACGGTCTTTCCCTGCCAAACAGGATCGTAGGTGTACTTGAAGATGGAGGCGTCCAGCCTCAGAAACAGAGAGCCAACAGCGTGAGAACTAATCGGTGTACCCAACTGGCCACGGCGGATATAGGTTCCCGCTGTGTAAACGTTCTGTCCTGTGAGAGCACACGCACTGTAGGAGATAACTTCTCCATCCACGTAGCAGAGCATGGTGTCGTTATCAGCGGCTGCGGTCGTCCCTGACGCGAGAGCAGGGCAGTTCTCAGCAAGTTGAACGACAAGAGAGTGGGTCGTGTCAGGATCACTTCCCGAAGGGAAGGTTGCTACCAACTCGCCAAGAACGGAGGGAGTGTGAAGAGAGGCAACCTGAACATAGTTGACATTGTCCTGAGAAACCCATACATTGGTTGACCCGTAGTTATCACCTGAACCACAGGCACCCATCCAAATCTGGTTTCCACCAAATCCGACAATGCGTCCTGCGGCCTCGAACATGACAACTTCTGAATTTCCAGGAGAAGCAAGAGGGTAGGACACAACCGAGGAAATCGACTGACCCTTGGCAAACAAAGTGGGCAACCCGCACCGAACGGATAATCTTCCGCCTCGATCTTCAGCCCTCAGTCGGGTCGTCAACAATTTTGGTGATCCGGACTGGAAGATTGACCACTCCGAGGTTGATGTTGTTGATGCCCTGCGCCCACACGCTGGTTGTATTGAGCGTAACGAGGTCCATTGGCTCAAGGTACGAGTAGACGTATGGCAGAGTGAATTCGTACGTGTTGCGGATGTAGGTGCCATGCTTCAGGCGCATGTTGGCCGCAAAGGTTGCAGCGGTCAGAGGGTGTGGATGAAATTCCAATCTTGTGGATCTTCGATGCGTGAGCCGTAGCGATTGATTAGGCTCTGGTCGGACTCTTCAGTTATTTCGTTGGCATACTGATTGTCCGATTGTCCCATTGCACCTGCACAGTATTGAAGGCATCCTGCCATGCGCTACGAGTGATCTTTACAGGATCGACTCCCTCCTTGGCGATAAAGCAGGTATCGTCAAGCGCCACGATGTATTCCGCTGGGAGCAGTCCATGTGCAGCCGTTGGCAGCTTGGGTGGTATCACCGAACGGAACCAGCTTGAGCAAACCCTCGCTGACGAAAGCCGCACACATTCCAGCTTCCAACCACTTCGCCATGGTTGAGTCGGCTGTATCCTGCGAGTCAAGAACCGGACTGATGAAGAAGTTGTTCGCCGCGAACCAATTCCACGCAGTCGGCCCAACCTGTTGTACTGACGGAGTTCCGGGAGTGCCCCACGTCCCGTTTGGCCGTTGTCTATGAATGCAGCCGGGAATGGAATGGCTCCTACTCCCAGACCCCATTGCGTGTCAGTGAGAACCCGCGTCAGACACTGCACTGGATTACAGTCAAGGATGGGTCCACCACTGGCATACACTCCGCCGTAGATGTCGGGCGTGATGACCTCGAAGCTGTTCTGCTGAGGTTCGCCGCCCATGCCAAAATCCATCGGCTCATAGAGGAGAGTGGCACAGCCGCTGTACCCCAAGGCTGCACCAGGGAAGCTCCCCTGCAAGAAGCTGAAGGCTGACTGGCCGATGTTTCCAGTGCTGAGCGTGAAGTCCAGCATGGTGGATTCATTCTGACCCACCGCGTTGAGATTTTGAATCTGGAACGTGATGGTGACTTCAGCACCGATATCCGCTGGAGCAAATCGGTAAGTGGCAGGTTCCGAGCCACTCACGGAATAAGTTCCAGCGACATACGGAGTTCCACCCACTCTTGAGAGAGCATTTCCTGAGTCACTACCCGAGCCGGCATATTTCACACCCAAGTCGGCTTCGAAGGCGTAGGAGCCACCCACCTGAATGGTGCATCCGGAAGGTACGAGGTCGTTCTCCTGCTGATTGATGGTGGTCAGTAAGAAACCATAGGAGATTTACAGTCTGACCCACGTTCGCGGCACTGAGAAGTTGTAGGCTCCTGTGGAGGGATTGACGGAGTAGGTGCCAGCAGTGAGGGTGGAACCATAGGCCAGTTTGTTGAACGGAATCGAAGTCGTGTTGCTTACTGTCGTGGTGCCAGGAGCACTGTAGTCACTGTAGGATGCCGAGTAGGTTGAAACCGGGGACACGCCATAGTCGTTGGTCAGGGCGGCAGCATTCGCCGGAGTGTAGCTGTAGGACGGTCCTGCAATGGTATAGCTTTCGTTAGCCGTGGGAGATCCCAGCCAACTCTGGCCAGTCCACACGTCACCAATGCCTGAGATCGGGCCTGCGCATAAGTCCAACCACGACATCAGCGGAGTAGAGGTACTGACCGTCTTCCCTTGCCACCTCCCTTACCTCCACCTCCGCCACCCTTCTTGCCGCTGGAGTCCGGCGTCGCAGTGAACCCGTCAATCCAGAAGATAAGCTGGTTGGTCTTGGCACATCCCATGATGACAGTCAGGGGCTTGCCCAGATCGCTCGTATTGATCTTGACCCCGAAGAGCTTTCTCTGGCTTGTTGTTGCTATTTCCACCGCCAAGAATGTTTCCCATCATTTCACCCCGTCTTTCAGAGTGAAGAAGAGCTTCTCCGACTTGAGGAATCTCAGTCTCGTTCTAGCATTCCCTGCTTTCACGCAGTCGCCATAGGCATGAATGAAGTAGTCAGGCCATGACTTGATGATGGCTCCATGGCAGTACGACTTTGATCCGGTCAGTCTCCAGACCACCAAGTCACCCGGCTGCACTTCGCGACTCAGGGATCTCACGGAAGAACTTCAGCACCAAGTCCACATATTCTGTAGATGCTCTGTGAAGCCCGATGAACAGAGGGTAGTCAGTGGGCAGCGTGAGTTCGGGGATGAGTTCACAATTGTGATAGACGCCGTAGAGAAGTTGCCCGCAATCAACCCCGCAATGTTTTACGCAACTCCACCCACGATAGGGTGTACCAATCCACGAGAGAGCCTCGGTGACTACAGCTTCGCGTTGTTCGGTAGATAGCATGATCACACCTATACTGCCGCTTGCGGCGGCGGAACTAGAGGCATCCCTCCGAACCGAACTTGGTTTGAGAACTTCTGGCCGCACGTAGTCAGGCTTTTGTCACATCCGGCGATAACGCTGAAGGTGTCTCCAACGGACACTGGGAATATCCACGGATACATGACTTCGAGGTGTCCACTGGAATCATGTAGCTTGACGCACTGACTCAACCCGATGTTTGAGCCGGTCAGACAGGTAACGACACCCTGCGTGAAGTAGCCTGTTGGATGGCTGAAAGCTGTGACCGGAACCATGACCCAACCCGTTGTACCAGTGGCAGCGGTGAAGGTAGTCGTGTACGAGGATGCTGAAAGCCCACAGTTGACGTCGCAAAATCCCCAGGGGCAGTTCGCTTGAATGATGCGAGTGGGAACCTTGACGTTCAACAGGTAGCAGTAGTCAGCACACTGAAACGCAATCTTGTTTCGGTTGATTTCTTGAATGCTGGTAATCTGACCCCAGAACTTGGTCTCCACGCCGGAGTTGACGTCTCCGTGCAGGCCAATCGGCATGTACACCGTCTGAATCATGATGCTTGCAGCATCAAACAATCCATTGAGCGCAGCATTCAGAATGCCCGTAGACGTGCCTGGGTAGACGGTGTCCAGTTGCGGAATGCAAGTCAGGTCCATTGTGTTGCTGTGTAAATCAAAACTTGCATCGGAAGTGATTGCCCCACGTGACCACTGCCCCCACTTTGAGGCATAGAACGTCGTAGTAGACCCTGTCCATCCGGGAGTCGTACTGGGAACAGTGATGTCGAACTGAGCATCAGTAGCACAGAGAGTCTGGCCATTGGGCAAGCTGATGGTAAAGAGATCAGCACGCACATTGTTTGCAGTTCTCTGCAAATACATGATTAGCTGGATTGGCATGAGGTGTTTCATTATTTGGCCGTCCAGGTTCCGGCTACAGTGCAGACATAGAGGGTCGTTGTCGCACCGCCGTCTGTATTGCTGTACAGAGAGCCCACGTTGCCCGCCACACAAAGAGCGGCTGACGGTACGCCCGAAGAGCTATACCAGCAAGCACGACCACCAGCCCAGCACATCTCAGTGACGGCGGAATTGCCGATCATGATTTCGTTGCTTTGGGTGGCCTGTGCGTTGTATCCGATGACTGTGTCATTGGTGAGACCATTCACACTGTCATTTGCATTCAGACCGATGAAAGTCGAGTAGGAGGTGGTCGTCATCGGTGTTGACGAATTGAATCCGGCATAATCACCGATTGCTGTGTTGCCTGCGGCAGCGATAATCTGAGCCAAGGTGGTCTTGCCAACGCCTGTGTTATCGCTTCCGGTTGTCAGGGCAGCCAGAGAACCTTGTCCGATGCCAGCGTTCTCATTTCCTGTTGTGTTGGCATTCAGAGAGTTCAAACCAAGTGCCACGTTGTTGGTGCCGGTTGTGTTGACATACAAAGCACCCTGGCCAACGCCCACGTTGTTGCTGCCTGTGGTGTTGGAGTTGAGCACACCGGGTCCCACCGCCAAGTTGCCGGTGCCGGTAGAAAAGGCTGTGAGGGAGCCACCTAGATTCTCTGAGCCAGTCCCAACGCCCAGAGAAGTGACGCTCATTCCATTTATGAGCGGCACAGTTATCGGTCCTGTGATTGTGCCGCCACCGATGGGCAGGTATCCTGCGGTCGGTCCCTCCGCGAAACTGATTTCGTCAAGGTTTTCAGCTACAGTTGTAGCGGAACTCGTAGCACCAATATCGATCTGGAATTGAAGTCCCGACGTTGAAGCCCATCCAGTTGGAAGGGTCGTTGCCACATAGGACATATTGATAACGTTTACATTTCCGTCCACAGAAATGGTGTCAAAATGCTCGCAGGGTAGACCTCCGGTACAACTGGTATCACCGGGGACACGGTGAAAGGTTTCAACGATGTGGTGCCAAGCTCCAGAGGTCAGGTTGCAAGCGGCAGAAGACGTCTGCCACGGACTGCTATTATTGGCGATCTGCCAAAACCCTAGTGTCTGGTTGCACTGAGTCCCGAACATGAAATCTAGCGAGTCACTGGCATCAAAGATGAACGAATCGAATTCGATGTTGTCAGCCGCACTTCCATTCGTGATGTAGACTTCGAAATCAGAGGTAATCGTAGTGCAGCTATCGCAAGAGCCTGCCGAGTATACCCACAGAGCGTTAGTCTGGGTTGACGAGGCATTCGTGGTCTCTGAAATACGCATCGAATGACCATCGAGCGAGGGTGACACATTGTTTATGGTCTGAGAAGTTGACGCAGGAATATCCGTGCCACCAGGATTACACGCAGGCAGAACACAGACCGGCTTCCACTTCGTTAGAGAATCATCAAGATTGCTGAACACGAGAGGAGGACTGCCCTGAGAATCCACGTACTGCTTGGTTGCCGCTTGCATGGCTGTTGTCGGATCGGCTGTGAGCGTGACAGTGTTGAAGTGCCCTGCCGATGAATACACGTTATCCGTAGCATGTAGATCGGCGAGCCATAACGTTCCGTTGTAGCTGCCCAAGGGGCCGGACCCAAGGTCAAATGTCCCGCTACCAGTCAACTCAAGCTCGCCTGCTACATGTCCCGGAACAGAGAAAAACAAGGTAGGATTTGACGACGAAAGGATGTAAAGGTTGTCGAAAGAGTTTCCGGTCAAACTCGACAACGGGACATACGCCGATACATTGGCAGGGTTGCTTTCGTCATGCTGCCAGATGACGTTGACACTACCTGAAGGAGCAGCCGGGACGGTATTTGAAAAGTTAACATTCTGTGCCCTGGCCACTAACCCAAATGTGAAGAGAATGCAGATTACAAATTTCTTCATAGCGTGTCTCCGTTGACCGTGATGGTGCCTGAGGTGCTGCCCACCAGTACTCCGTTCACGAAAATGAATCCGCCACTTACGCCTCCTGGCTCAGCGATTGCACCATTGATCGCACCCATGACGAATTCGGATTGGAATTTCACTCCCTGGATCATCCATTGATCTAGTCCGTTGTTGACGGTGAACGACCGGGTTGAATCCAGCGTGTCTTCCGAGAAGCGGCAGAGGTAGTAGAAGCTACCAGTCCAAGTCAGGACAGCGCCGACAGCCGGAGGTGTAGAGAATGTAACCACTCCAGTTACCGAAAGCGTGTAACTGGTTGTGAGTGTTCCATTGATGTAGATAAGTGGCGATCCAATCACAAACTGGACAATGTCAACCGCGCCATTGATGTTGCGGCTCAACTGAAAGGCAGTCGTGGTCCCGTTCCCTGTTCCAAACTGATCAGTGAGAACTCCGCTATTCTGCGGGTCCACAAATAGAAATGGGATGGCTCCGCCACATGTGGACATGAATATGCCGAAGAAATGAGCCAGGATAGTGCTTGCTGCGGCCTCGTTACCTTGAATGTGATCAAGTGAGAATTCAAACTGCCAAGTCGGGTATGGCTGTAAAGCAAGTGCGCTGACATAACCAGCGGCAGACTTCTGTCTCGCTGTATTAAACACAGGAGTCTTGTGAATCCCACTAGCCATGGATATCGGTAGTTGAGGCATGACAGGATAGTTCACTTGTTCATCCTCCGCATGGTCTGGCCTACATGCCGTTGAAACACGGAAGCGTGCTTGGCGAGCACTCGATCTACTCCTTCAGCGTCCATTGCGTGAATTTGTGGAGCGAAGTTCCAGGTGTGCTGACCACCACTCTTGCCACCACTCTTTTCAGCGGATTCAACTCGATCAGTGAGAGCCTTGGTTACGACCGTCTCTCCACCGTGACCTTCGATGGGTACAGGACCATCGCCGGGAATCTTGCCTCCGGCCTCGAAGCTCATCACCGCCGCGAAGGCAAGAGCGCCTGCTGCATATCCCCATATCGGAGCCGGGGGGATACCTGACATAGCGTCGAACGCTTTGCCATAAGCACTCTTGGCATGGATCAGTTTTTCTTTGTCTCCGGTCAGTTCCATCATGATGAGGTTCTTAATCATCTGTTCAGCCATCTGTTCGCCAGTCTGGCGGAAGGACGCTGCAAGAGACTTATTCATGACGATGGAGTTGGCGACGTCAGAAGCTACTGCCTCCTTCATCCTGTCTTCGGATGACTTAATCTCCATCAACTGTTTCTGGGCAGCGGTTTTGATGATCTGTGTTTCGTCATCCTGACCCTTTACAGTCAGTTCCTTTATCTTGTCGTTTAGCTCCTTGACCTTCTTCACATAGTCTTTGTCGAACTTATCCAGATTGTTGATTCGAGTCTGATATGCGGTTTTCTCGGCGTTGATTTCCGCTTCATTGGCAGCAAGCTCCGCCGCGAGAGTCTGCGCTTCAGTCTTGTGATGGAGAGCAGCCTCGTCCTTGGCAGCTTGATCGGAAATCTTCTTCTGACGCTCCGCTGCTGTGATGGCAGCCTTCATAGCACCATCAGCAGTCGCTGCTTGAAGAGCCTTAGCAATGGCTGCACGCTCGTTAGCGGCGGTACGATCAGCAACAACTATCTGCTTGTCGGCATCGGCATTGAACTGGACAACAGCATCCGAATAGGCGTGGACTTCGTTTGCCCACTGTGCGGTCAGTTCCTTTTTCTTTGCTGCGTTGCCACCAGCGGCCTTCATGTCGGCGTCGTAGTCAGCGGCCTTGGCTACTAACGATGCCCTTGAAGCGGCAATGGAGTCGTCCTTCTCGGATTCAATCGCAGCCTTCTGCTTCGCCAACTTGCCGTCGATGTTGTCGTCTTCACCACCCTTGGTTCCGGCCATGGTGGTCTCAGCCTGAGTACGGGCGAGCTTGATCAACGCTTGACTGTGCTGCTCCACTCCAGAAGTGAGAACCTTCTGTAGGGCAGCCTGTTCAGCGAGTGAGGTATTCTCTGCCGCGATGCCAGCGTTGCCCTTTTCTCCTTTTCCGATGGCAGCGATCTTTTCCTTGGCCTGTCCAGTGAGGTTCAGTACATTGACCCACGCTTGCTGCGCGGCAATGTCCTTCTCAGTGCCGCCAATGCCGGCTGCGTCTAGGACAGCCATATCCTTCTTAACTGTGTTCAGAGAATCCTGTACACGTATCTGGTCACTGGTTATTGCAACGATTTCCTTCTGGGCATTCAGTACAGCCTGTGCGTCCCGGAGGGTATTCTTGCGGAGTGTTTCCGCCTTCTCTTCATTTCCGTTAGCTTTGGTGGCAGTGGAAAGATACCCTTCGTAAGCAACCGTGAACTCCTGGTAGGCACTCTTTACACCCTTGACACCCGACTCAAAGATGTCCATCTTGCCGACACTCGCCTGAATATCATTGATGATTTTCTCGGCCGCTCCACCAAACCGTTCAAACTCTGCGATCAAACTACTGAGAGACTGATGATCTATGAGTTCCAGTTCCTTTTTGAGAGCACCGAGATGGTTGCCTGTCAGTTCGTCAGTTCGCTTCTGTACAACCAGTAATTTGTCGTCCAGGCTGTTGAGGGCCATTTGACCCTTGATGCCTGACTCCTGCTCAGCAAACCCCAGTTGTCTTGCTGCTTCTGCCGCCGCGTTGTGCTTCTCTATCAGCTTGGCGATGATTTCAATGGCAACGACCACACCGGCAATTGGAAGCATCATCGCGAAGGCCGCACCAACACCAGGGATTTGAGCGATGAGAGAATTGAGATGACGGGGAAGTTTGACTCCTACCGATTCCTCGACCAACATCAGGCCGCCACGTGCCTCACCCATACCAGCAGACATGCCACGACCAGCTTCGCCGCCCTTATCAGAAAGGTCAGAAAGGTCACCCTTGACCTTTCCGAGATCCTCCCGAAACTCAGCAGTCTCAGCTTGTAGACGGACTATAAGTGCGCCGATTTCACTCATTGAGTGCTCTCTTCTTCGGTGGGTTTTAAGCTCGGCCACACACTGTCAAATAGTGCTTCCGGAGTTTCGTAACCACTCGCGGTCAAGTCGGTGATGGCCTTGCGGCGAACGTCGAGAAACTTCGAGCGCGGAGTCGTCATCGGTAGTTGGCCAATGACCTTCTTGCAGAACTTCTTACCCTCCCTCAACTTTTCCAACTTGGCGGAATCCTTCTCATTCCGGATGAAATCGAAGGCACAGATAAGCGGGGAGTCTTCGCTTGATCGAACCGAGTTGTACACCGCTGAGGCTGTCAAAGCGTTTGCGTACCTCTCGTACCGGATGCCTACATTGCGACGCTTGCAGAGAGCCTGAAACATCCCCGGTGTTAAGTTCCAGAACTCTTCCAAATCGAGATGCAGGTCATACCGAGCCATTGCGTAGTAATCAACCCATGTCACAGGAGGACGCTCTAAGAAATCGTCCCCGCTGGCACGTTTGGGTCGGCAGTTACACCTTTGCCCTCGTCGTCCAAAACCTTCTGATAAGCCTCTCTGACCCCTGGAAAGCAAAGCTCAAAGAGTTTGTCCGAGAGAATCCGCTGCGCTTCAGGGTTCAGAAGATCTAGAACGTGTTCAACATCAGCCTCGGGGTTAAAGCGTTGCAACGCTCCCCAGATGATCTTGGGAAAATGTTTTCCGGAACTGATGTCTTTCCACGCGTCGATCTTTTTCAAATCGAGGCCAGTGGCATCTTCAATTCGCGCAAGCGCACGGTAGTCCAGGCATAGACACCAGACTTCAGGAACTGAGCCATCCTCTTTGTCAATGGACAGCTTGAAGTGAGGCGTAATCGCGAGTTTGAGAATCGCTTCGTCTTTCATGGGGTTCCTCAGCTACACAGGAGGGGGCTTTCGCCCCCACCATGTCAGAGTTGGCTAGACGTAAACTTTCGGTCCGCTGATCTTGATCTTGAGATCGAAGGTTGCGTTCTTTTCCAGCGGCCAAGAAGGCGTGAACGATTCCACGATTCCACTGAAGGCGCAGCTATTGGTCGAGCCATACAGTGCCTTCATGGGCACGGCTACGCCAGCGGCACGGATGGCCTCGATAGCGACCTGCGTTGTATCGCCAGGCAGGAACCACCCCTTGACATCAGCCGTGCCAGGGTCTTGAGTTGAACCAATGAACGTGTCAACACCGTTGACAGTCGCCATGGTCGTGGTCTTTTCTGTTGCCACCTTGTCGCCAGAGATAGCAATGGAAGTCACACCAGCGAGGGTGGTGAATGTGGCGGGAGTCAAGACGGAGGCAAATTCAAATGCGTCTCCGATGCCTACGATGGGGTTACTCATGGTTGCTCTCCTGTGTTGTTACTTTCTTCTGTGGTTTTGCAACAGCCTTGGGAGCTATTGCGTCATAGAACTCTGCGGGAAGTTCTTCTTTGGGAACTGTGGGGAACTGTTTGTGGATGCCAAGCTGTGCAGGGAAACACATGCTGTCGTTATGTGCTCGCGCAACTAGCAGTTCTGCACCGTCAATGCTGTCCAGTTGATCGTTCTCGAAAGCCTCATGTTGGAAGGCATAATCTTCAACTCCCGTTGCCGGAAACTTGTGATTCTCCCACCAGGATTTGAGGTAGCACTGGCTTGATCCACAGGCGTAGGGAATGTGATCTCTATTGGGTTCGTACCAGTATTTGTAGGTGTTTCCATTGCTCGTGTCATAGAAGTAGATTGAGTGGAAACCAGTCACTGCCTTACCTGTCACAATCAGCCGACAAACTTGGTCACGCACGCGCTCGGGGTGACTCCAGTCGTCTTCGTCAACCGTCACACAGATGTCACCCGTCGCATACGACGTAGCAAGATTACGGAGTGAGCCTACTGGCATCCGGTCACAGTGGTAGTACACGACTCTTGGGTCGTCGGGAATCAAGTCCTTGATGGGAATCTCGTTGTTGTCCAGGATTACAAGTTCGAGTAGTCCCCGCACGCCCTCTTCGCCCTCGTAAGTGGAAGCTAGGAAGGCATCAGCCGCCACGCGGAAGTATTTGCTTCCGTACCCGACCGGGAGTATTCCACTTACTTTGGGCAAATCGGACATCTGTTATCCCTTCTTCTTCGCTCCCAAGTCCTGAATGAGAGCCTTTGCTTCCTCGACGAAGACATTCAGAACCTCATCTTTGGAACTTTCCCAAGCACGTCCCATCCAATGAGTTCCGGCCTGAGTTGAGGTTCCAAACTCTTGAAAACTTCCCCAGTAGGCTGGTTTCTCTGGGCCGATCTTGATTTCTAGAGTGGTTTCGTCGCCATCGTTGAGGAATTTCTTTGAGTAACTGAGTTGCTCCTCAAGAATTCCTACGCCCACTGGCACGGTCCCTTGCATTGCCGCAAGCAAGGGCAAAGCCGCACTATCACCACAGCGACCCAAGTAGCGTTTCGCTGCCTGAGGTGTGATTTCAGTTAGAAGTTGGGAGAGTTCGGCGAGACCTTCAATTTGGATAGCCATTTATCCCCCAGGGCGGGAGACGACACAAGAAGGATGGAGCCATATGTTAGTCGCCTTGCTTGTATTCGCCTTCGCCTTACATATAGGGGTTAAATAGTTTTCAACATAAGCCTAAACACGTATAAAACAGGGCGGTATTTACTGGACTAGGCCGGTACAGTTGTTATGTGAGAGGGTCACATGAAAATCACTTTGACAATCGCGGCGTTCCTCCTGTTGGTGCCGATGTCATCAGCGGTAAGTCAGACCGCGCTTACCTGTGCTACGCTGCAAAATCAGGATGCTACAGTGTGTGATAAGACTGTGAGGGGGTCTCACATCTACACCGTGCAGGAGCACTCGTCTATCGGATTCGCGATCAAGAGGGTAACGGCAGTTAAGTTCAATGAGTTGGTTAAGACTGAGAAAGAACTTATGCTGGTTCACGCCATTAGCGACATGAGAATCAGGCAGGCAAGGACGGAACTGGAATTGCAAAAGATTGCCATTGGAATGTGTTCGGATATCGCGGGTAAAGACGAAAGATTGGTGCTTTCGACGGCAACGACTGAGTCCTATTGGGAGAAGATAACCCCTGTGACGTTTGGCGAATGTATCACTGCGGAGAGGAAAAGAATTCACGCAGATACCGAGGCTGCTACCGAGGGGTATGAGGCCGAACTTCGCAATACAGTCAACTAACTATCCCTGTACCAAACGCGGACTTCAATCAAGGCGCGGTACACGAAGCCTTTTCCACCCTCTTCATAGGGCATATCCCAGTCCTTGGTGACTTGGATACCGCTTACGACTGTGCCATCTGCCAGAGTGCCTATGTACGATTCCAGCAAGTGCCGGACGATGTCTCCAAGTGATCGCGCATCGTAGAAGCTGGCCGCGTAACAATCGACCTGGAACAATGCTCCTCGGAACTTCATCGTGCCGGACATTGCATAGGTGTCGTCGGTGGCTACACGGGAGAGGATGATGCAGGGAACTGCTGCGCCCTTCGGCATGAGAATCCAGTAGACCCCAGTACCATTCGTCGTGGTGACGATTGTGGCGACTGTGGCATCGGACTGGATAAGTTGAAACAGACCCTTTTCGATCATTCAATCTCCTACTTGAACATGACTGTTCCGGTCCAGGTGATCTGAGTCGTTGTTCCGTTCAGCGGAGAAGCGACGTTGATCGCAATTCCATTTGCGAAGTGCATCAGAGCCAAGGCTGATGGTGGGATAATGACGGTCCCACTTGCTGCAATCGGAATTGCCCAGACCGCACCGGACGTCGCAGTGGTTGCAGTGTCAAAGAATTCAATAAATCCAGCGGTGGCAGTGGCACTGACAATTGCCAAACCATACAGGTTTCCACTGGTGGCCTTGAGATTGACTGCCGTAGCTTGGGCGGCACCCAGATACGCACTGCAAGAAGCTCCGATGCCAGCGGCTGCCAGAGGAATCGCGTTTACGGGGAGTCTGTAGTAATTGACACCAGTTGGAGACGCAGCCTCAAACTGAAGCTGGTTGGCATACTGATCAGTCATGGCATGCCAAAATGGATTAGCAGAGGTGTTAGCTGCATTCGTTGGTGAGACTGGCACAGGAGCAGCGGCGGACACCATCGTGGTTCCGACCGACAGAGAAGCATTCACAGATCCAGCGATTACAGCACCAGGACTGGTCCCAAAATTGACCGGAGTTCCTAGAGCAGTTCCGGCAATGGAAGTATCGTCAACCTTCAGAGAGCCACCAACAGTTGTCTGGAGGGCAGTGAGATGTCCGGTCGTGATAGTGGGAGCCGAAGCATTGTAGACGCCGCCAATTACCAAGGCATTGGCAGGGGCAGCAGCATTCTGAACACCGTCTATTGCCCCGCCTCCGGAACCACCTACCACGCCAACCTTCTGTACACCCGGCATTGAAATTGCTATGGCACTATTCCCGATGAAGGACTGATCCACCAGCAGGTTGCCGTTGGAATCGCATCCGACATTCATGTAGACACCAGCCGTGTTGTATCTGCCGGTCAATACAGAGCGATTCAGGACAGCCAAATTCGCATTGGTCGGCTGCTGAGACAAAACCTGCGTCGGGGAGATCACGCTGACCGGGATCAGCAGAACGTAGAGCCGGAAGGAAGTCTGAAGTGTTCCTCCATTGGTGTAAATGAGGCGGAAGTAGTTGCTCTGAACTGGGAATGGAATTGAAAGTCCAGCGCCGCCAGTGTAGCTCACTGCGGAAACATAATCCCAGTTCGTGCCGTCAGGACTCCACTCAACCTGTAGACCATTTGTGGCAGAGGACTGGTCAGAGTAGATGCCGATTTCTACGGAGGCATAGTTTGCCACACTGGTTGCCACTCCAGTGAAGACCCCGTTCGCGGCCAGCGGAGTGGTCGTTGTGTTGTTGGCATCCGTGGTGTTCTGCTGTGCGGTTGTGACAACAGCGATTGAAGAATTTGCAATCGTTACCTGATCAGCAGAAGTCAGAGCACGGGTTTGACGAGGATCAATTGCTGCTCCGGAAACTGTAGTGTAGGTCGGCCATGCGCTCGCTGCGGTGTTTGCAGACCCCTGGTTTGAAGTGACAGTCCCTGAAATAGCTGGAGTGCCGGTAATCGCAACGGAACCACTGACAGGTTGAGTGGCTTGCCAGAATGTACCTGTCACGGCAACTGATCCGGATACGGCAGACACTGCCACGGTCCCAGACACTGGTTGAGTAGTCTGCCAAAAGGTGCCAGTGACAGCCTGACTTGAGGGGAAGTTACTTACACTGACGCTGGGTGTCCCGGTAATCGAGACTGATCCGGAAACAGGCTGGGTTGTTTGCCAGAACGTGCCAGTGACAGCTATCGAGGAATTCTCTATCGCAACCTTGAGATTCCCAGAACCATCCAGTGAAGCAGGAAGCTGAGTGCTTGACACCGGCTGGATTGTGGGCCAGAAGACTCCAGTCACCGCTTGTGAGGCCGGGAAGTTGCTGACGCTGACGCTGGGTGTTCCTGTGATGGAAACAGAACCCGAGACAGGCTGGGTAGCTTGGTAGAAAGTTCCTGTCACGGCAACTGATCCAGAAACCGCCACAGTGCCAGAAACAGGCTGCGTGGCTTGCCAGAAAGTTCCTGTTACAGCTTGCGTGGTGGGCAGATTTGAGACACTGACCGAACCACTCACGGCCTGAGTAGAAGGAAGATTGGAGACGCTGACGGACCCGTTTACTGGCTGGGTTGCTTGCCAGAACGTACCAACAACCGCTTGCTGCACGTACTCTGCGGGCACATCCATGAAAATCTGAAGCGGGTCGGAGTTGCCCATCGCACCTGTGTTGTAGGACAACACAATTGTGCTACCAGAGATTGCGGCGGTCCGAGTCGGGTCGGCCAGATTGAAAATGATGGTGTTGGTCTTTGCGTTGACAATCAATTTCACCTGTCCGGCAGTGAGAGGAGTTGGTAGACCAGACAGAGTGATGACACCTGTGGCGGCGTTGAATGTGTACAACCCGTAATTGTTGCCAACCATTACCTGCATGTGGCTACTCTCCTAACACAATCGAGGCAATTATTTCCTCCGCAAAGTCACTACTCGGAGTAGGAGTAGGAACGGGGATAACGCCCGTACCTATCGTGTCGTTTTCAACCCAGGTGCTGATACTCAACTGAATCTTCTGACCATCCTCATCCAAAAACCCGTCAATGAGATGCCTCTGGTTGCGCACAAGGATGTTCATGCCAGTGTCCATGGAGAAAGTCTTGGGATACCGGATGGTTATCTTGTAATACCCTTGTGCGCTGCGTGCTTGAGCCTTGTCTACTTCGCGGTCACGCCACTTGGCTACATTGGCATGAGTCGTCGCAACAATGGTTTCCGGAAGTGGGGTGCCATCCGTCGCCTGACCTGCGTTTGGTTGGGTGATCGTGATTGGCACATTGAACTGCGATGCGCTCAGGTAACGAATGCCGGTGCTGAGTCTCTTTGGCAGCATGATTACCTCGCAATCCGGCAACTCTTGAAACTCTGTAGCATCTTGGACAGAGTCACAGCAATCTCAGAAGTGGGTTCAACCGCGATGATGCTGCGGTTATCCAAGAAGTGAGAACCAAGAAACATGATGGCCATTCTTAATTGGGCTGGAACCTGCATCGGATCGTTTTCACTGTATCCAGCCCAGTAGGTGATTTGAATGCAGTCCTGACGCCTATCCGTTACAGGCCACTGAAACCCAACATTGAGCGTGATTTTGTTCGCAAAGGCTGTGTAGCTTGCCGGGTCTAGCGTCTGCTGTACTCCATTTGGGTCGTTGTAGGTTACTGTCACATTGTTTGCGACTGGCGACATACTGGGGACCAGGACTGGACGACGTACAAGCTCGATGCTGTCCTTTGTAGGAAATCCATACCACCAGTACGGAGTCGCTGTGAAAGCGTAGTTCAGTTCGCTGTACAGATAGTTACGGGGATCTTGCTGGCCGGGAAAGTAGTCGTAAGTCTCCAGCATTTGCTCGTTGAAACACGCTGTGGCAGCCGCTATCTCAACAGTGTCAGTGGCAGCAGCGATGAATGTGATGATGGTATCCTCATCGTCACTTCCCGCTTCTGGCACGTCAACTCTGGCAAAATTACATAGCTGGGTTATCGTGACAATTGGTCCTGATCGAGGAGTCAGAATTCTCTGATACATGGGCTACTTCCGTTTGTTGATTTCGAGTTGGTGAGCGTAAATGTCGAATGACGATTCATTCTTCGCGTTGCCGCGACGGCTGACCTCAATTCCATGCTCCTTGCAGAGCCGCAGCAACTTTGCGTACACCTCGTCGCGGTGAGCAGGAGGAATCACTTCATCCTGGTCAAATCTAGCCAAGGCATCCCTGAGGTGGCTCTTTGTTTTTTCAGCCGTGCTGAACTTCCAAGGAAGGGACCAAGTGCTGGTGTCGTCAGGATTCCCCACGTAGCAGAAATCCCCAGCAGTGAGGTGTTCGCCATCCACCTCTTTTGTCTTTTCCTGATTCTTAAACTCTTCCGGAATGTTGCGGAATAGCGAAAGGTCGAAGGAGTTCGTGACCTGCATCTTCTTTCCTCCGATACAGTCTGCGAAACCGTCCTTGACTGCTTGTTCCGGCGTCATCCATGTCTCTGCCTTCATAAGAGCCAGAATGTCTTTCTTGGACTTGCCGGTCTTCTCTGTGTACAGAGCACTCGCGGAACTGGTCACCGTATCCAGCGTGTCAGCCATCTTGCGCATCGTGTCAGCATCACCCATGGACATTCCTTGCGCCTCATGAAGCATGTAGCAGGTGCCCGGAGCCATGGTCACCTTCCCAGCGGTGGCCACCAGAGAGGCGGCGGAGGCGCACATGCCTACCACGTTGATGTTGACCGGCCTGCCACACTGCTTGAGGAGATTACGGATGCTCACACCTTGAAACAGATCTCCACCGGGACTCGACACATTCATCGTGATCGAGGAGAAGTCGCCTGCCTGATCCATCGCATTTTTGACAGATTCTGCCGTGATGCCATCTCCAAACATGGTTTGGCCAATGGCATCGAACATATCAATGCTCAGCGTCTTGTCGTCATCGACCTGCGCCTTGAACGCGATTGGCTTCTTTTCCTGCTTGAGTGGGTCCATTATTCTTCTCCCTTTGCCAAAGCGATCAACGCTTTCTGTTGCTCCTCTGGGGCAAGTGTCTTGTAGGTGTTGACATACCTCTGTGCTGCGTCAATCGAGCAAACCAGAACCTCGGAAACAAACTGTGCTGTAAGGTCAGCCTTTGCTGCCTTTCGCTGAATACGATCAACAAGCGAATTGGTAATCGCTGAAAGTCGTGTGGCAAAGTTGCTCGCATCACTACCACCTGCCACGTCACCATCTTCTGGAGGAGTAACTGGCTTCTTGACCGCTGCTGGAGGCTCTTCACCATCAGGCGCTGGAGGCTTCTGGCCAGGGATGAAGAATTCCTTTAGCACTGGATCGAAGATGGCTCCGTTCGCCGGACCAGTGAGGAAGTCTCCGCCGTCAATGGAATCGCGATCTTCAATCGCCCTGGCTTCGTTCGGCGTCAACTGGTAGCTGTTGATCAGGACTTGGTTTGTCTCCGCCCGTTCTTTTGGAGACCCGCGCAGGATCACATCCGCATCGTGCTTGGCATACAGTGAGGCCCACTGTTTCTTCGGGATAAGATCGCGAGTAATGCTCTGCTCTATGGCTGTCGTGTACGGAAGCAAGCACGTGTTGAAATATTCGTCGAGGAAAGCCGTGCTGCTCGCATAGGTAGAATTCTGCTCACCCAGTCCGAGTTTGACCAACAGCGGCGCTCCTCCTAGCACGCGGATAATCTCTTGGGCGTCCCATTTGCGAGACTCCAGCAATTGAGAATCCTTCGCTGTGAAGGTCATTTTTTCGAACTTCATGTCCGGAATGTAAGTGAACTTTCCGGCATTCTGTGATCCAGAGAAGTCCTTCCGGAGCCGGTCGATAGTGTTCTGTGCTTGGATCTCATCGGGGGCAGTGTCAGGACTTACAGACGTCAAGAAGCCAGACATTCCTAAGCCATTCGAAAATGTGCGACCAGCGGTCTCTTCGGCGGCGATCAGGAGGCTGATTGCTTCCTTCGCCAGCATGATAATGCTGCTGCCTTCAAGTCCAAATCCTTCCATATTTAGAGCCGACACATGCCAGATCTCTTCCTGCTTGAATTCCCGGATGTTGCCCTGACCGTCGGAGTATCTCCACAGCAGAGTAGGAGGATTGGTCTGGCGATCCCAGTGTGGTGCCATGTTCCATGCTTGCAGGGGGATCAGGGCTAGAATTTCACCGGCTTGGTCAAGGATTTTCTGGCAGTAGCAGTTGCTGTTCATGATCAACTGTGACGCCAGGAACCAGCGCATCTGATAGCTTGTCTGAAAACTATTGGGGCAGAAGCGAAGGAGAGGATAGAGAGGATCGCTGATCGCATGAGAAGTTCGCTGACGTTCACCGACAACAGAAGTCTTGCGAAGAATTAGAGGCATCTTGGCAATGTCATTTGCCAGCACTCGCACACCAGAAAGGAATGTCGCAACACGGACGGCGGTTGCACGGGTGACAGCTTTTCCGGAGGATGCAGGGAAGCCGACTAGGGCCTGAAGGAGATCACCACTCGGCGCAGCAAGAGTGCTCTCGCCTTCGTTACGGAAGGCGTACCGGATACGTGAGTTTATTCTAGAGAACAGGTTCATTGCGCCTCTGTTGCCTGTGGGCTACATGCTGGCTGTGTGAGCAAGAGTCAATGGACTCCTCTACTGAAGGGTTATGGAACGGTCCTCCGGCTTCGAGAGCATAGGATCGTACCCGTACTGAATACGATTCCCACCAAGTCTCATCGCGCGATCCATCCCCAACCCAGCCGCGTGAAGGACATTCTCCCAGTAAAATTGATCGTCAGTTTGCCCGGACTGACGTTTGATCGGTCTACCGGATCTGTAGGGCTTCGACAACCCGGCACTACAGATAATCCGACTTACACGACTCTGCGTGAGCGAGAAATGAACAGCGATTTCGCGCTGTAGTACATCCGGATGTTTCTTCGTATAGACAACCACCTCTTCAACGATTGTCATGATTGCACCATGAAGAACTTGCGCTTGGGCTTGATCATGTTCTCGGGATCGATGGCTCGGGAGATAGCCATCAGGAGTGAGGCGCAACCGTCAATCTTTTCCCTCTTCCTGTCTCGGGCTGGTTTGATAAACCCTGTACCAACCTGAGTGGCCCAGCGCAGATTGCTCATCTGCCAACGCATGACGGGGTTATTGGTTTGAGAGAGTTCATGGCGCTCAATCTTGCGCATTAATTCAAGGCAGGGAGGATTCATCTTTTGAGGAGTCTGGGGATGCGAGATGAACTTCTGCATCGGGAATCCTGACTCGCCAAGCATCCTAACGAGTTCAGAACTCCATGCGTCATCAAATGCGATTTCTCGCAAGTCGTATAACTTGTTGATTTCTGTAATCTGTTCAGCTATGTACCGGACATCGGTCATGTTGCCCGGTGTAGGCTCTAAGAAACCATCCTTCGCCCAAGTGTCGTATGGGACATGATCACGCTTTACACGGTCGATGATGTTGTCTGCTGGAACCCAGAAATATTCAAGTACACGCCATTTCTCTTCCGACGTGAGCGGAGGGAACACGAGTACAAGTGCAGACGTGTCAATCTTGGGTGCAAGATCGACTCCGGCAAAGCACAGCTTGCCCTTCAGTTGCTCGATAGCCTCTTTGCGAAGGCGTCTGGAATCGGGATGCTTCTCTATGTCCTCTGTGCAACACTCATCCCAAGTCGCGATCTCTATTGCGGGATCAGCTGCTTCGTCAGTCCAGATGTTCTGGCGGAATCTTTTGAATTCACCAAGAGCCGTTGGCTTACCCTGGCTCTCCGAGAACTGATTTTTAAGAGCAGTGAGAGGAAGGATTGCCCCAAGAGAGGGATTTGGCTTTACCCAGTTGCGTTCTATGCGATAGTCATCCTTTGGATCAAGGCAGAAGATGAAGGCCGCAACCTCGTCATCGGAAATCATCCCATCAAGAATGCGAGTGCAGTATTCGTGCTCACCCCAACACAGCGTGGACTTGTTCGCGCTGGCTCCTGCCGTAGTGATACAGATCAACATGGGCTGCTTGCGTGTATCACCGCCGTACCTGAGAATTGACCACAGGTTCTCGGTCAGCTTCCACCGATGGAGTTCATCGAGGATGGCAGCGGAGACAATTGCTCCGTCTGAAGTATCCGCACCACGAGCGAGTGGCGTCAGTCGGGAATTGGTCTCGGGTGAAAACAAGGATAGAACTGGAGAGTTGCCATACTTATGAATGGCTGTAGATAACTCAGTGCTCTTGTCGCGCATCGCGACTGACTCGTTGAATACTTCACGAGCCTGCTTTTGAGCAGTGGCCGCGCAGTACACACGACCACTTAGTTCCCCGTCAGCGATTAGATGGTACAGTGCAAGAGCAGCAGCAAGTCCTGTCTTCCCATTCTTTTTGGCTATCTCAAGGTAGAGCCTGCGAAATCGACGTGTCCCATCTAACCTCTTCCAACCATAGAGTATGTACAACACAGCCTTCTGCCATGGCATCAGGACGATTGGTTCCGTTTGTGCGGATGGGATACAGAATCGTTCACAGAAATCTATGACATACTGACCGGCTGCTGAATCGAAACGGATGTCTTTGCGTTTTAGATCTCTAACATGTCTCTGTATGGCTTTCGTGATCCAGGGACCGACAATGATTGATCCGTCCAGTACTCCAGCAATATATTCTTCGGCTGAATAACTCAGTGGAGGAACACCGATAACTCCGTTAAGTTCAATAGTGGCCATACTACCTTGCAGTCACAATACTTAGAATCATTAGCAAACACACGAAAGCCTCAACCCGGTGAAGGGCTGAGGCATCGTGAGCAGCACACTGCTGCGGTTGGTTAAGCGTTGGTGGTGAGCAGTTGTACCGATTCCTGCAAAGTGCAACGCTGGTCGGTCCTTCTGTAGCCCAAAACAACAGTTTGACCATTGAGCGCAGCAACCTGATCCAACACCTTGACATAAATGTTGGAGTCGCCACGGTCTCCGATCACCCAGCCGGCCGCGAAATCGCCGAACAGGACCGCGCCAGGAACGGCGGCAACTACAGGGCTGACGACGGCGGGAACATACATGGGCATTGCGCTGGAGAAGGACACAGGGAAGCCGAGCATACGCGCCTGACCGTTCGCATCGTAGGTGATGTACTGCTGGAACTGCGATGCGGCAATCTGCGCCTTGTAAATCCTGTGGAATTCCCCACGGTTGATGAGGAAAGCTGGCACCGGGGTAGTATGCGGCCTTCAGTGCGGCAACCAGATCAAGGACGGTGCTGATGGTCAGGGCAGCGGTCGTCTGAACGGTTGCTCCGTTCAAGTAGCCGAGAGGCATTCCTGTGCCAGTGCCAAGGGCTGCCGAGCCAATAAACTGACCCTCTTCATAGTTGAAGACAGCCCGCTGAAGTTCGGCAGTTACGAACTGAGACAGTGCGCGGACATCCTGCATCAGTTCCCAGCTAATTGCCACACTGTTGCCAGCCATAAACGCCGACAGAGTCGTGGTGTTGAACTGAGGAACCGAAACTCCAAAAGCAGTGGTGCCGGAGTTGGTGGACTCCGCCTTGGCCGTGGCAACGCTCTTCGCACTCTGAAATGGCAACTTGATGTCCATCGAGGTGGTGATGACGCGGGACAGCTTGCGGGCGGATGCTTCGATGACAGCCATCGCGGGAATGCTGGGATCAGTCTGGCTGGGCACCAGATAGGATCCGTCTGCCGCTGTGCCGCCCTCTGCCAGTGCCGCGTTGCGGAAGTCGCGAGACTTGAACGCATTCCAGAAAGCAGTGGCGTACTCGGAGGTGCAGTTCGCGAACTTCTCGGTGGCACCCTTGAACTCCGGGACCACGAACTGGTTGGTGGGCTGAGCCACTTCGAGCAGTCCCTTGTCAACGGCTGCGACGCGAGTCAGGTTGGCGTTGATTGAGTCCAGTTCCTTCGTCCAGTTAGCTGAACATTTCGTCTTCGGCACGCCGTGAACTGACCATCTTTTCAGCAGATGCCTTTGTGAGCAGATCCTGCTGAGCGTTAAGAATCTCCTTCTTGCGAAGGTTCAAAGATTTGGCGTCCATGATAGGACCTCTTTTTGAAGTTGCCCAAAGTCGCTCAGCGGAGCGGGAATGGCACATGACCGTGTTACCGACTCAATGGAGCGGAAACATGGCTTCTGAAGAGGGGTTAGGAAATCAAATCATCAGGCTGGGGAAGGTCAGGAGGCGTATGAGGCGGGATGGGGTTTCACCGGTTTCATGAATTCACTACGAGTTGCGGTTTAGGCTTTTGCGCTAGGAAACTTTGAAGGTTTGACTTCGGCGCAGCGGCGACGGTCACGCGTGACCTATCCGCCGGTGTCATAGCGAAGCGACTGCCTAGGGAAATGAACTGACTCATTTCAGCCGCGTTCATTTTGTCAAAGTTGTACCGCATTTTCGTACAGAGCCTGACGCATAATTCAAAGTGATCACGGTCCGACTCAAACAGCACTCCGGGGCATGCCCGTTTGACCATGTCACGCCAGACTCGTTTTTCAACAAATGATAGTTGCGGGGAGGGACTGCCTAACGGGTGAGTGTTTGTAGGTTCACTAGGACGCGCACGCGCAGGGTGCTCTACAAAACTTCCTTTCGCTTCCAAAAGTGCGGTTGGTGTGCGAGGTGTAGGCATATTTTGAGCCTTTTTCAAATTCTGATAGGGCCATACGCGTAAAAATGTGCGGCACCGGGCTGCGAACAACTGCTGTTTTAAGATCATGTGGGGGTACGGGTACACCAGGTACTGCCCCTACACGCCCACCGCCCGGTACGGGCTTAACTAGGGGTTATTTAGTTGCTGCTTTGTTAACCTCGTCCATATAGAAGTGCGGACCTGACAACGTCAACCGTGCTTCTTGCTTCCTTCGTTCTATCAGTCGTCGCTGGCACTCGTCGTCAGGCGTCTGCATGGTCACCACCGAAGCTCCCGCCTCGCTCAGCAGCTTGACGATGTGTGCCTGGGGGTTCGCCACTATGATCCAAACGTGATGCTCACAGGTCGCTGTCCCCATCACGAAGCTGTCTCTATCAGCCAACACTGAACCAATTGCACCTTGCAGTCCTTGGTGTAACGGCAATCCAGTGATGCGTGCCATCACCTCGTCGTAATCCCACCAAACATCCTGCTCTGCTTTGTGCTGCTGTACATATGTGCTCTTACCACTACATGCTTGCCCAACAACAATCGTCGTGTTGCTACGATTAGTTAGCACTTCGATGCGTGTGCCTTTGCTTCCTGCCCAACCTGACTCATGAGCAGTCTTCATCGAGTGGCAATCGTGACACAGTCCTTGTAGTCTATCGATGTTGTAGAACTCATCTAATCCAAAGTTGTCGTACACAAGTTTCGCAAGCAAGACATGATCGCATTCCGTTGATGCCTTATGACCACACATCCGACACAGTATGTCTCTACGCAGAACTCGCTCACGAGTAGCGAACCATCGCTTGCAACGATACAACGGTCGAAGTTCTTCGTCTCTACCGAAGGCATCATAGAGATGACGTTTCTCTCTTGCTTGGTTGTTGACCTGATGATCTTGGCAATACCTCGTGCCGGGTAATGCTCGGCGCTGACAATCGAGGCAGAGCGAACCTGGGCTGCTCGGACTCATCGGGTTCCATTCCATTCATCGTCTACGACAGGACCTGTGTCAGGTCGGTATGGCACGTTCAACTGACCTGCTCGGAAATACTTGACTTCCGGTTTGATGATCGCTTGAAACTTCACAACCATGACCGTGATTTCAGCGGCGGTGTAGATCACAGGCTTGCGGCGAATTTCATCAGTCATCAGAATGACTCCACGTCGTCTAACACCACTTCGTCGTCATCAAATGAAACATTCGGGCCTTTCCGGTATGTCGTGGTTTGAACATTGTCGTCTTCTTCATCATCCCTGACTGCCTTCGGAGGAACACCAGCGTTCAAATCATGCGGTTTCTTTCCATCAGGAACTCGCCCGTAGTATTTGCCATACTGACTGTCAATGAACTTCCAGTTCAGAATCACATCGGCAAGTGTCTTGAGCTTGTTCGGCCAATGATCCGACTTTGTAAATGCCCACCAAATCTTCGCCCAAAACTCAAGCAGGGAACAGTTGACTTGGGCTTCATCTGGACTTCCAGGAAATCCGCACATGCCCTTCATGACGCTTTCGATGTCTTCCATCCGAAACTCAATCATTCCTTCGGTGTCAGTAGGATGATGCAGGTCGGGAAGATATTGTGCGATCCCCCTAATCATTTGAACGGAAGAAACGAAAGTTGACCAAGCCAGGACAGATGCTCTATCCATTTGAGACAGGTAGGTATCATCAGGCCATTCATCCTCAGAAAATGATGCCTTGGCTTGCTCAGTGTAGAGACAGATGTACGGGAATAGAGGATCATTCTCGTGAACAAGTGGTCCTGCACCACCAAAGTGAGATGAACGGATAGTAGCTAGAACAGAATCACGAACGGAAGAGGTTTTTGTCTTTGTCTCCGAAGGAGAAGAAGTGGACGAAACCGAACCCTGCACCGCACTGTGCTCTGCACTGGACTGGTTGTTGTCTTGACTGGACTGTTTCGGTTCGCCTGCTCCATTCCCTTTTCCAACACCAATACCAACACCAATACCAGCTCCAGGGGAAATGAATCCGGAAGGTTCCGGATGAATCGGGACAAATCCGGAAGGTTTTGAAACCCCTATCAATCCAAACAACTTAGCTTTTTTGCTGTTTTTGAACTCAACATATGCTTGACGGAATGCTTCAAGCATCTTCAAATCCGGTGACGGAGATTCCGAGTCAGCTTTGGAGTGATAGGTGCGTAGATTCTCTTTTTCCGTTGTCCACTCAGCCCAGAGTGAACCATTCGCTGCTGTGTAAATGAACAGGAGATAGTTGTCCTGATATTCCTTGAGAAAACCCATAACCTGATCAAACGTCGGAACTGCCTTGAAACTGGAATAGGCCGCGCTCACTATCCGGCCATAATCCACTTCGAAGCGACCGAAGGAATTACTGAGTGTTAGAAAACGAGGCCAGTGAAGTTGTGCTTCGTCTGTACAGGCACGAAGTCGTTCTCCATTGAACATCCCTTCTGCGTTGATAACAGCCATACTTCCCCCTACAACTGCTTGAGTGCGTGAATCAAAACCGGGACATAGAGACGCGGGATCACGATGAACTTGTCTTCGTCGTCAATTCCATATGTCGCCTGTTTACGAATGACGATATCCCTATCGTTGTTTTCATAAACAGCGATAGGATCGCCACCAACAAATATCTGAAGTGTCTTATTGCTCCAATCAAACTCGCTGTCTTGCATATTCCCTCGCTCTATTCAATTGCTGAACGAATTCTCCCTTGTCGAAGGATTCAAGATTTCGACGAAGTATCTCTTCGGTATCACTCTGGTTGTGACGAGTCTGGTAACTCACGCGGGCTTCGGTATACATCTTCTCAGCAGCTTCCATGACTTCATGGAAACGACTCTGTCCAAGACTCTCCATGCTTCCAACCCAGAAGTAGTCATCTTCCGGGCCATCATAGGTGAGTTTGGTTTTCTTAGATCCTTCCAGCACTTCTTCCGGGTAGATCAATTCCTCGATAGAGCACTTCCGTTCGTCATCTTTGCGCTTGATGAGCACACTGGTGATCTGCTGAAGTATCTCCTTCTCGCGGTTCAGGACAAGAAGAGTGTCATAGTATCTGTAGGTGTAGTCTTCTTGGTTATCATCTTCTTTACCGATGCTGACAATCAGCAAGAAGTCACCTGACTTTGCATTGTCCCAAGAAATGGGGATGGGTACTGCCGATTCAATCATGACAATTCCTTTCTCAGTAAGGCTGATGGGGTGCTCTGAGAAAACACCCCATCACTTGTCGAGCGGTTCATGAGGCCGCTACCTTGGAATCCTCCGCTGGCGCTTCGGACCTTGATTCGATACTGTCCGCTGGCTCAGTTTCCCAAATTGGCCGCTTGGGTAATTCCAATTCCCTGACATCCTCCTCTTTGACCACGCACCCCTCTGCTGACACCGGAGACTTCCTCGACAGCAGCCGTTCAAGTGCTCGACTGGGCCGGTGCAGCGATTTCCAAACTGCCTTCGCGGATTTGCTCATATCTGATTCAGTATTGAGAAACCGAAAGTTGCCGGACATTATCAAACTGAAGGAGCAGCCGCGAAGCTGCCCCAGTGTTACAGCGTGGTTGATGTCGGCATTGCGAGTCTGATTCTTTTCAAATGCTCGCCGATGATGTCGTGTGCTACGCCTCCATATGGAGCGAAGATGTACATGGCGTGCAGGACATCCATAACACCATCGGCGACTTCATTCTTGACTTCCGGCTCACATTCGACATCCTTCATGAGTTGACCAATTACAACGTAGAGCGCATTGTTGAAGACATCGTGCGGAGAGGGTTCCTGCCCCAGTACATCGATTTCTGGTTCCATTTATTGCCTCCAGTGAATCTGTTGCGGGGCCGGTGCCGGGCCAGCCCCACGGTTGATTGGTTATGCCGGGACCACCACAAGTGCTTCCAGAATTTCTTTCGAGGTTGTCATTGCCTTCATTACGTCCCCCATCAAATCACGCGACTCGTCGAGTTCATCAATGAGAAATTCCATGTCGGTAATCGACTCGTGGATTCTGCGGAACAGGTCCGTGTCGAGTGCGATATACATAGTGTTCGTTGCTTCCATTTGTTTATTGCCTCCAAATCTGTTGCGGGGCCGGGCACACGACCCCGGTTGGTGTTTAGGCCCCAGGCAAGGCATCAATCAGCTTGCTGATTGCCTCATGGTCTGCCTTAGTCAAACGTTCTTTTTCCAAAATATCTCTGATTGGAAGCACATGAGGCCAAAGACACTCGCGTGACGTTCCTCGTACATCAAGCATGAGACGAACACGGCGCATTTCTTTCAGCAGGGCATTGATTCGAGGTCGATTCCATTCGTAATCCCTTGACCAGAATTCGTCGGTAAGGTAGTGCTGCATATTGCCTTCGGCATCGGAAATTGCATCAGCTAGTGACATGTAGAGTTCCTCCATTGTTGGTTGCGGGGCCGGTGCCGGTCCGACCCCTTGGTTGAGTTACGCTGCCTCATCAGACTCGTGATCCCGCCACTCCTGAGAATCAGTCAAACCGATGCTGAAAGCGGTCTTGCAGAACTTGCCGTGACGGCTGTCGCCCAGAATCAGGTTGATGTTCCGGCCAGCCTGATACCCTGCGACCATCTGGTCGGCCAGTTCAGGAGGCATTTCCTGAAGCACTTCCTTGAATAGAATCCTGAGCACCCCGTGCCCATACGTTTTAGCTCTCATAACTGTTGTTCTCCTTGGATTGGTTGCGTTGCGGTTAAACTGCGGTGGACGTCAAATGCTTGCGAAAGGTTCTTGCCAGCCGCGTGACCGCTGGATCAGGGTGCGTGGCCACTCCGTTCATAACGGCTTCAACGGCTTCAAAGGCCGTGCTCACCGGCTCGCGAAATGGACTGTTCTTCGGCGTCGCATCACGAAGTGGACCAATCCAGTTGTAGGCATCATCAGCGTTTTCCTGGTAATAGATGGACTTGCGAAGCATCCGACTGAACGTGGCCATGTTGTGCTGGCCAGTGTCCTTGGCGAACTGCACTTGCCAGCGTGCCTTGATACCAGCCGCAATCTGCTTGCGCACGGCGGGTGGAATATTCTTGGTTGCCATAACTCACTCCTTCTACACTGATGGTGATCCGTGTTGTCTCTAAAACGCAATGGATTGTTACTAAGTAGTTTCTGTGTTCTAGGGCACCCATGAACTCTGGTAACAGCAATGTCCCTGATCGCCCCAACATTTTGGTAACAGGTTACTGACACAAAAAGGCCGCCCGGTTAGGACGGCCTTGTGTGCGCATACGCGTGCGCGAGGGTTAGTATTCGTCGGGCAAAAGCAAACAAGTTGATTCCCGCTCGCCCTGATCATCAACACTTTCGGTGATGCACCAGACCGTTACGTTGGTCGCAGGCAGGACGTAGACGGAGAACACCCGACTGCCGTCAATCAGCGCCTGTTGGTTTGCCTTCCGGTCGTGGGAGTCGAGCTGACCCCAATCCCCGGATCGATGACGATCTAGCAAAGAGGATGGCGAAATTTCGGCCTCTCGCATCGCTTCAATTGCGCCCGGTGTCGCAACGCATTTTCCGAGCGGTAGCGGCGTCACTTCGTGGCCTTCTTGCCGCCCTTGGTATCCGCCGGGGAAACGGGTGCCGGTGCCGGTGCGGACTCCTGAGAATCGATCTGAGGGGCTTGGCTAACGGTTGACGCGGCCTTGGCTTCGCGTTTCCGTGCTGCGGCGGCAATCAGACCGTTTTTGATATTCAGCTTGGCCTGTTCGGACATCGGACGGCGCGTTCCTACGCCACCGGCTGGCGAAAGAACTTCTTCGCCCTTCAAAATCGCAATCACCTTATTGATCCTGAGCAGAGAATTCTCAGCTTCCGCCTTCTTTGTGGTGAGCGCGGATTGCTCTGCGACTATCTGGGCGATGGTCGAGTTTAAGCTGGATTGCTGATCAATCAAGGATTGAGGAATTGTTACTTCTGTCAGTTCGGTCATTTTGTGATTCTCTCTTCTCCCGACTATTGTCGAGAGCCTCATGAAACGCGTGTGAGTTCCAGAAGTAAACACCAGTTAGGCAATAAGAATGACTGTCGCAATGGATAACTACCACCGAGCGATGTTAGTTAGTCGCGGCAAAAATAAATATTCCAGAATGGCTGTCGCAATGGAAATCAGATAGACCTTAACTGTTGCTCGCTCGACGGTTCAACCAATCGGCAATAGCTGTCGGATCGAACTTGATTCTGCCACCGATCCGGAAGTAAGGGAGCTTGCCTTCTTGCGCCCACGAGTAGACAGTCTGCGGATGCGCCGCCAGCGCCTCGGCCACTTGTTGTACAGACAGCAGTCCCTTGGATGATTTGAGTTGTTCTGCAATTGTCAAAATGTAGACCCTCCGATGGCTTGGAGGGTCTAATACTGCTTACGTCTCTTTAAGTCGGCTTATGCAACCAACTGTGGACGGGGACGCAGCAGATGGTCAAACGACTTGTCTACCGCCAATCGGGTACTATCGCTGTCGTAGCTTCCCGCTTCCAAATAACGCAGTGTTGTTTCCAAATCTGAATGCCCAAGCCATTGCTGCAAAGTCCGAGCACTCACGCCGCTCTCATGGTGCCTGGTCGCAAAGCTCTTTCTCAATGCGTGCAGATGCCAGTGCTTGCAAACAGGGTGTTCTTTACATGACAGCCCCTGCTTATTCTTACACCAGCCGCAGTTCAATCCTGCCAGTAGAGCTATTCGTTTCAACTTACGGAGGAAGTGACCCTCCACACCACCTGAGTCAGTAGTGAACACTAGGCGTTCATCCGGATTCGCTGCCCGGTGTAGTTTCAACTCGTTCATCAGATAGGTAGGCATCGGGATTGTTCGTTCCTCAAAGTCTTTGGGAGTGAAACCCAGGTCCTCTTTGGGGCGGACAGTGAAAGTGTTGTTGTCAAAATTGAGATCTGGCCAGCAAGCATACATCGCCTCTTGCTCGCGGGCGCCAGATGCCAAGAAGAATTGAAGGACGAGTAGATCATCGCGCTCTGCGTGTTCTAGTAGGGAAAGAATCTCCCGTTCGGTATAGGCAAAGACTTCCTTTTCGGTGAACCGGGGCCGGTGTATATTCGGCATCGGCAGTTCTCCTCCAAAGAAGCGCATAAAGGTGGCAAACTCATCGACCCGATTGCGTTGAGTTCTGGCCGAATTTCCTCGCACATCTTTCAGGAAGTTTATGAACTTGACCACGTGTTCACGCTTGATTTCATCCATGTACTCGACATCAGGACAGGCTTGGATGAAGGAGTTTACGTTGTGCTTGTACCCGTCTGCGGTCTTCCAAGATTTCCGAGCGGATATATCGTCAATGTACTGGTCGCGGGCATCCCTTAGCTTGAGTCGAGGCTTCTTGGGTTCAGAAGGTTGACGCTCAGATCGGGGATTCGAATCCGAAACAGGGATTCCAACCGGGAGACCTACAGCATTAGCCTGTAGCTCGATCTCTTTCCGTTTCTGAGCCATTAGGGCAGCATCAAGAGCTTGCCCCACGCTTTTGTACACCAACTTTCCGTCTTGCTTGTATCGGATCGTGTACGTGCCAGAGTCAAACTGTTGGCTGACCCCTTTGTATTCAGCCCACAGGTCACGCATTTTGCCATTTTTGACGACAGGTTTCAGGTAGGATTGTTTGCCGTCTATGTTCACTCTCAACAACAGAGCCACTGTCTGTTTCGCCATTTCTCTCTCCTCGGATTTAATACCGAGGAATGAAGGCGTCGGGGCAAAAAGTAAGCTAGATTGCTAGCTAGGAAATAAACCAGTGCTGGATGAGGGGAGGCCGATACTCCCCCTCTCTCCGCCAGACATTGATTCTAAAGAAGATATTCTCTCCGTTACTAAACCCTGTTACTAAAATCGCTCAAGTCGCCAGATTCCCAGTATTTCCATGCTGGAGACAAAAATGGCGAACAAAACCTGCAAACTATACATAAGAAGTAAAGTAGGGTATCGCAAGCCACCCAAGAAGCTTGCCGACCTCCCCGAGGGCGAAACCTTCGTGCTGTTCTGGTACGAGGGGAAGGCGAAGAAGGCCAAGACTGTTGGCCGGTTTGCCGACAAAGCCCAGACCGCACTCATCAACAAAGAGGCTGCTCTCCGCAGGGCAACCGTCACGGGTGCCGTATCTGCATCCACTGCTGTCGAGCCAGCGAAGCCGACGACCTCAGGTCGGGATTTCCCTCAATCCGTCACGCTGTATCTGTCCGAGGTAAAACGTGGCAAGTCGAAGAAGACCCATCTTGCGTACAGCGTTACCCTAGATTGGTTTTCCAAGGTCTGCGAGGCTCAGACCATCGAGGCAATGACCCGCGAAGATGTGCTCAAGTACACGGACATGCTCAGAGACTCCGGCTTGACGCCTCGCACAATTGCCAACCGCCTCGCCTTCCTCAAGACGTTTTTTAAGCACTTCGACCTCGCATGGCCGATGCTCAAGACCGACCGCGTGAAGTTCACGGAGAAGACCGTTGAGGCGTACAGTTTGGAGGATTTGCAGAGCCTGTTTGCAGCGGCAAATCTGGAGGAGTTCGAACTTTTTCAGTTCTTGCTCGGTACTGGCGTCCGTGAGCAGGAAGCGATGTTTGCCGTGTGGAAGGATGTGGACTTCAACGGGGGGGCCTTCAAGGTCTCTGAGAAACTCGACCTTGGCTTCACCCCGAAAGACAAAGAAGAAGGCTCCATCCCCATTGCAGACTCTTTGGTTGCCCTGCTCAAGGCTCGTCGGGAACGGTATCCTGACACACGGCTCATCTTCCCCCTGCCTGACGGCAAGCCGAACGGCCACATGCTCCGGACACTCCAGCGTCTCGCCTATCGGGCAGGACTCAATTGCGGAGGCTGCTACAACCGTGCCGGTCATTGCTGCAAAGACAAAGCGATATGCCACCACTGGGGTTTGCATCGTTTCAGAAAAACGTTCGCAACGATGCACCATGAGGCCGATGTTCCTGTGCGGACCATCCAACGTTGGCTCCGCCATTCCAGCCTTGACACTACACTCCGTTACTTGGCCGGTAGTGATGACAAGAGCGCAAAAACCCGGCAGAAGGTCAACAATTCGTTTGCGGAGTTAGGGAAAAGTCAGTCGATTGCTGCTTGATGTAGTTCGTTTACACGGGCCGGAGGCGAGAACCTCCGGCCAATTTTTATGGTTTGCTACTCTGAAGACCGGCTTTCAAGAAAGGCTGCGACCACGGATGGGTCGAACCGGAGCCGGTTGCCGATGCGAATTGAGGCCAGCTTGCCGCTGGCTGCGTAGCGACGTACGGTGGCGATGCAACCGCCGATAATGTCAGCGACCTGCCGCACACTCAGCAGCGACCGCATCGAGCGAAGTTATTGTACTCTAGTCATTCCTGTCTCCTATAGTTATCTCGACTTACTTACACAATCGAGAACCAATGCATACTAATACTCGGTTTGTCGGTGAGGACGGCGGTCTCTCAGCCGCTGTCTCGGCCAGATATGGCTGCAAGGCAGGAGAAGCCTTTGCCTTTTCCGTCGTCTCTTCGACCAGCCGAAAGCCGTACGTCATCCTTGGTCATTGGGCGGGCTTGCATAGTGTAGTTGCCTCTTACTGTACTTCTGGCGGGGTAGAGTAAGGCGTGCCACACCGCCGTGCTTCATAAGAAAGACCTGTAAGCGAAGATGGCTACTTGCGTTCCCGTTTGTGCCGCCAGGATCAACTCCCACTGCTGGTCGCTCAACAGCTTCTGACGCTTCTTCATGGCAGAAGCTCAACACTTCACACGACTCAAACGTAAGTCACTGACTTGAGGCCGAACCGATTTATGAAACACGCTCTAGGTAGCAGCCGCGATAGAGATGGCGACAACCGTTTGCATCGCGGATTGATCCCTCGTAGTGTGGCGGGTTCACTAATCCCGGTTAGAAATGTTGTCAAAAGTCAAGCGATTATTATTTTTGCGGAGTTTATCCACAGATAGGTGAGCCCGCTATTGTCAACTACTCCATAACTACAAGTACACGCAAACATAAGTCAGTCGCTGAGCCGCTGACGTGTACGGAAGTAGACGTAGTTTCAACGCGAATTTAGATAAATAGTTGTTAACAGGTTGCTGGGTAATACCGATTTCGAAATCACGATAGAGTGAAATCAATGCATGAACCGACACTTCATGAGGAGAGACATTGATGGACAACGAATCGGATCGCATTTTGGCTCAATTGAAGAAAGTCCCATACGATAACCAAATCCGAACTTTCTTGGAAATGACTGCTGAACGAGGAAAGGAAACGGATCGCATAAAGGCTGCTGTAGCGCACACATCAATGCAGCAGCGTGGTATCCACCTCTTAGCAGGAAAGAAAAAATGAAGATCGCGGAGTTGGATGGCAACGATTGAACAAATCCCGGCACAGATCGAACGCGACATTGTGACGCGTTCGGGAACGGTCGTGCCAATCCGTGCGGCGGATAAAGAGGCAGCGAAAGTGAGGGAAGCGCAGGAGAATTTCCACCGGCTCGATACCGTGATCCGGAGATGTGCCGCCGACGTTGCTAATGGCTTCGACCGGATGCTGCCCTTCTTGGACACGCTGGAACCGATCCTATCGCGGAAAGGCAAAAACAAAATACCGGGCCTAGCGGGTCTGCCACCGTGGCTGGTTTATCTCGAAGAACTCGGCAAAGAGTTCGATCTTGGCGTGCGCCAGATTCAACGGAAACTGAAAGAGTACCGGGGCAAAGTCACCGCTTCAAAGTCATCCGTTCCACGGCCAGCGGCCAAGTCAACGGCACGCTGGACACTCAGGCAGCAGCGGCAAGCTGCCAAGGCGCTGGACGCGGCTAAGGGGGCTATCGAAGCTATCAAGGCCGGTAAGCCGGTGAAGCAATTTCTGACCGCGTGGGACGCGGTTGCCTACACGCCAACGGAGCCGCTGGACGTTGATCCAGTATCAGGATTTATTGACACGGTTCTGACCCCATACGCTGCTCACATTATCCGCTATGTGCGTGCGCTTGAGGATGCAGTGTTCTACCACCTTCCGGAGCTTCGTGAGGATCGCGACAACCGGGTGTGGAAATACAAGCTGGAGTTTTATGATGCCCCTCAGGAACTGAAGGAGGCATTCTTCAAAGCACGCAAAATCATTATCAATGCGGCCAAGCCCACCGGGAGCAGCGACAGTACCCCTGTCGAAGGCTCGGTTCAAGTCCGAGAGGCCGCTCCAGATTCATACGGCGCAAGTGAACCGTTGTAAACTCCGCAACTTCACCACAAATATTTTCTGGGGGTGTATAAATGGGCGCATGGGGCCGGTCCATGCGGCCTGTTGCGTATGGGGGTCACAGTGTCTGGCAGACAGACTCCTGATTCGATTGGAGGACTTTATGTCGCCGCGTACGATTTTCCTGAGCAAGTTGTTCGGGCTCTCCTGCATTCTCATCGCACTGCCCATGATGCTTCACAAACAAGCCTTCGTGGAGATGGTCACAGGGCTTCTCCGCGACCCATTGATGATGTTTGTGCTTGGTTTGCTCACGCTGATTGCCGGGCTGGCCATGGTTCTGGCGCACAACATCTGGTCGGGCGGCGTGCTGCCGGTTGTCGTAACCATCCTCGGCTGGTTGACCTTGGCCAAAGGTCTCATGTTTTTGATTCTGTTTTCAAGCGATGCAGCGGGGTTTTACTTGGGGACACTTCACTACAGCCAGCTTTTCTACTTGTACATGGCAATCTGTCTCGCGCTCGGTGCCTACCTCACCTACGGTGGATTTGCGTCGACAAGCCGTTCGTGAGCAGGGCAGATTGCTCGAATTTGGAAACCCGAATTTTGCCCCTCCCGCCCTCCCTCCGCAGCGCCCAGTACAGCCTCCGGGCTATCGGCGGGGGGCGGAGGGGCGTCGAAGAAGTGCAGCGAAGGGGGCGGATGGTACATTGAGTCGCAGCCGAGAGGCGGAACGGAAAGTCCCGTTTAAGCGAGGAATTTTAAAATGAGCAGACAGGTAGCGGTCGTGCTTTACGCTGTGGCGATGGTAGCCGTCATCGTCGGAGTAGATTTCGCGTTCTTCAGAAACCGAATCTGGGAACGGCTGGCGGCGAATATAGGCATTGTCTTGGTGTTCGTAGCTTTCTACTTCAGATTCTTCAGGCGTCCATGACAACGGCCATCAGGATTTTGGTCATCATAAGCTGCACCAATTCCAAGCTGGACGACGACTGTCCAGTCGGCCTTCGATTGAGGGAGTCCGTTTTCCGCCCTTGTTTTCGAGAATCTGCCCCTCCCGCCTTCCCTCCGCAGAGCCCCCTACAGCGTCCGGGCGACCGGGGTTGGGCGGATGGGTGCTCAGGAGGTACGGAATGCCGCTGAGGGTCTATTGACCAGCCGGTTATGGCATCTCATACCGCGCCTAACCGGGTTCAAGCCGGTCCTGCGAACGTTCGCCATTCGGTCTCAATATTCCGGCGTCAATGAAACGTTGCAGCACATCTTGAGGGATTAATGGGTAATTTTGTTCAACTGCGTCATAGAGCGACAAAAACCATCTGTACTTGTCCGCATGTGCTGGACTCTCCGCCATCAGTTCATTGGCTCGAATCTGAGCAGATTTGAACCAGTATTTTCCGAAGGGATTGACGATGTTTCTCGCGTCGAAATGCAAGAGCGGCGTTACGAAGCGACCTTGTTCAAATCTACTCAACCAATAACCATCGGGAATCTCGACGTCGTCTGCGACTACTACGGCGGGAATTCCGATGGTCTTCTCCAACTGAACAGCCTGAACAAGCGCATCGCTTGCAACGAGAAAGTGATTACCAATCCTCTGCTCCCAATACTTGCCTCTGGTCAAAGCGCCTCGGACCATGAAACGTCGAGAGAGCGCAACGAAGCATAGTGCCTGAATAGCAACAAGTGCCTTATCAAGCGTCTCTGATACAACCAGAATGGCGTCGGAGTACATGGTTACCTGAACACCAAGTGGAGGCAGGTTGTAGATGCTCCGCCCGAACTCGCTGTAGACCTCAAGTGTTTTATCAAAATCGCTGAGGATGCGACTCGAAAACCCTAAGATGTCGCAAAATGCGACGTATCGAGTTTCAACATGTATGGGATTCTGCTCAACTCGCTCAACGAGCATTTACACGCTCCCTTCGATTCTGCGACCCGGCAATTGCCTCTCGGGATGAATCACGAGAATATACGTTGGACAGATCGTTACCGAACAATACCGATACCGAACGTGCCTACTGCCGTCGCCCAGCGAAGCCAACCGGAGAGACCAAGCTGGGCGATTGGAGCGGTGGAAGGCGGATTTTCGACTTTTAACAACTGCCATCGAGCGTGAATGATGGTGATACAAACATTATTTGAACCGAGAAGTCCCGGTATACCTCTTGCTCCTCGATAAGCATGTATACCCGCAGCTTTACTCGTTTACGATTGATATTGTCTACTACCGTTCCGCTCCCGTACCATCTCTGGAATTGAAGTGACTGAATCGTTGACGCCCAGCGCATATTTTGAATCTCATTGCAGATGGAAGACCCAAACAAATTCCCAACTTCGTTGTACAGTTCAATCTGCGTCGGAGCAATGTCGGGCTCCTTGAGAGTGATTGTCACTTCCATTGGGTCACTAACATACGTGCTACCACTGGCTGTCATTGAAACGCGCTGTGCTCTTGCATTGAGAGCATCCCGCAGTTCTTGTGCTTTCAGGCTTCTATGGACATTCTCTAAATGTACTGATGTGTCAGCAGTGTTTTGTTCGACTCGTGCGAGGTCTTTCTTCGTCGGAGCCTTCCACGCAAACCATGCGGCGAGGCCAGCGAAAGTCATGCTGGCGATGCCAACAATGGTGCCCACAAGGATGAGCATGGCCTGAGTTCCGGAGTCTTTGAGCCAATTGAAGAATGGGTTCATGACCGAGTTTCCTTATTGTGCGGATGTGCGATTGAGTTCGGCCTCCGTTCAGGACTCCGCGGTTGCCTTTTGCCGAACTTGCATCGAGAAGACCTTTCTCATAACAAAACGCAACTTGGCGAGATTTCGTTCCTCCAGTGCGACCGAGGTAAAGAGTACGCACAAGAAAATGAAACTGTCGAACTTCACAAACCCTGTGAACTCGGCCAATTCCGGATGTGCTTTGAACGTGACTTTTCTTATAGCAGTTTCAGCATCATCCCTCAAAGGGGAAGGCAACATTTCAATGGCATCAACCTCTTTCGGTCCGGCTCTAAGGTACCCTTCTTGAAAGCGAGATAGCGCAACAATATCGGACGCTTCATCCTTCAGCGTCCAAAAGTTCACGTACATGTATTCCATTCGTGTGAATGCTTCATCTAGAGTCAAACCGCGCTCATACATCCAAGCCAATGCACCCCGTCCTTGCGTTCCATCAGCAACCCAACCCAGCGGGGGCTGAATAACTGCTCCGTTCGTACCCGAGTAAGGAATGGCTCCTAAGTTTTGATACTCTTTCAATTCCTTGAAATTCAGAACATCTAAAAGCAGGTCGGCGTCATCTCGTCGGGCACGCGATAGAGCCGCAGCGGTATAGCCTTCTTGTGCAATCATTACTGCCTTGTGTGCTGACACATCTCTTGCCAAGCCGAGAAACTCCTCGACTTCTTTAACGTCGAGCTTATGGTTTCTCCACTTTGCATCGACAACGATTCGAATTGCCATATCACAGGCAAGGACATCAATGAGAAGGTCAATCTGGCGTGATACCCCGGAAAGCTTTCCAGTCAGCCTGACGTTCGCTTTGATTGAAGCAGACGGATACTCAGCCCGGAAATGCTCCGCAATCTCACGCTCATATACTTTCCAATCCACAGCACCTTCACTCCAATCGGCTAAATCGCGGCGAACTTTGCCGTTCCCACGTCACGGCACGTATCTGTTCTCGTTGTGCCAGACCAGTTGTTCCGTGGACGGCCTGAATGCGGGGTCGCCCAGCAGCGCATGATTCCATCTTCTCCGGCTCCGCGCCAGTATACGCCGACGCAATCTCTGTTCCCGCATGGTCACGCATCAGACGTAAAATGATGGTGTTTCACGATCAAAAGATAACTCCGGCACCCATGTTCACCGACTGCCCCCCACGCAACTCGAATCTGGCTGGCTTCCGCGATAGTGATCGGATTAACACGCTCGACCTGCCTGACGACGAGTGCTTGCCTGAAATCACAAAGTCAATCGAGTCGGCCATGAAGGCTGAGGAGACTACAAGTGTCCGCCAATCCTGTGCGAAGTTTTGAAAGCCGCATCCCAGTTCTACGGAGTTCCAGAGTGCAGCGTCAGGATACTCGCCGCTCGACCGCTGCGAACTCGCGAACAGTGGACGACCGAACTGTTCGGAGACTACACTCCCGAAACCATCGTGATGCGCGTGTGGATGCGAACGGCGGTGCGAAAAGAGATCACCTCTTTCGGTACGTTCCTGAGCACCCTTTGCCACGAGTTTTGCCATCATCTCGATTATCAGAAGTTCGGCTTTAAGGACTCGTGGCACACTCGCGGGTTTTACGAAAGAGCCGCTGTACTTTACCATCATGCGCGGGGCACTCCGCCGAAGCGCCTGTTTTGGGTGCCGATGTCGGGTGGGCGCTGGCGGATTGACTGGCAGAGAACGACGAGGGGTGAGGGGTGAATTGTGCTTCTATGTTCGAACAGCGCATATTCTACACTCATCTAACTGACGGAGTGAGCGCACACCTCGTCTCCATATTCGTCTACGTTTATGATCTCGACATTCGTGCAAGTCTTTGAGTCCTGAATATACAAAACATGATCGCCCACGTGCCAAGTGAATGCTGTGTTCTGGTCAGCATAGGAGGGCAGCAGCCACTTTGATCCATCATGTAGTGCCAGATACTCATGGTCTTCCGATATAGCTGTAATGGGCACGGTGTCGGCACTCACGTCGCGAACACACACCGCCTCGCCATGTTCGTCATTGTTGACAAACTTCGTCCCAACGCAGTCTTTCGATTTACCGATTTTTACCACGTCCTCGCCGAGTACCCATCCGCGAACTGTCGGTGCGTCGGATTTTACGACTAGCCACTTAGTTCCATCACCGAGTTCGATATAAATTCCGTCGTCTGACTTGGCTTGGATGACCGCTTTGCTCCTGGCCCCCATGGGGGCCAGGAGCAAAACAACCGAAACCCAACAACCTTCCAACATGCTGACGAAGAACGAAAGTGCGAAAAACTCTGGACACTACCCAACGGACTAATCATGATCGTCTTCACAGTGTTTACGCTTGCTGGTATCGGCCTATTCATAGCGAAGCATCCCCGATGGGGATCGCTGTGTTTTGTGATTGCCTTTATCGCATTACTCGCAATGCTCTGAAACTCCGCCAATCTCTCTCCCGTCCCGCTGGTGAGACTCCGGCACTGTCGGCAGGTGTATTTTGCCCTTCGACTGTCTCCCAGCGCGTCATGCGAGCACCTTACGAGCGGTTTACCGGGCATTCAGTAGTGGTTTCTTGGCCAGCGTCAGCGTTGCCAAACAAGGCCGTTTGAAGCTGACCGCCTATGGTTTGCAGTTACCAGCGCAGCAAGAACAGAACGTCATTGCCAAGTTTCGTTCGCGTAGAGGTCTGGATGGAGGTTATGTTTCTTCTGCGAACCAATCAGGATGGTCTTTGGCTATTTTTGCCCGAAGGTTGTTGTAAAGCGCAGGATACCAATCCGGCGAGTCCTCTCCGGTCCGGCAAAGAACCGCTCTATTGCGGCGTCAGTGTACCCAAGTCTTTGCTGAAGGTCGGCGATGAACGCCGCTTTGTCGGTTAGATATTGCTTGGTTCCCATTGCTCCACCGCCCCCACCCCGACTAAATGGACGGAGTGCAATTTGGTAGGTAGGAGCAGCGTTGGCCTGAGATGGAGATTTCATGATGTCTAGGAAAATGATGTACTTCTGCACCGTGTCACCTCACAGAATAGCGTACACCCACAACAGGAAAGATTGCAGCCAAGCGCGGCGGCGGAACTGTAGAGCTTCGAACTGCTTCAGCCATGCCGTTTACGCCTCTTCCTGCCCCTTGCCTCCCGCGTGCGCCCATCGACGCAGCCTCCGTCCCCGACGCGATGCCACAATACAATATTGAGAGAGGAAGAACCTGATGCCCGAACCAACCTACGAAGAACTGAAGGCACAACTCGAAGCACTCAAGGCCAAGGAAGCACGCAGCGGAAGCATGAGCTTTAAGGTGAGCGACAAAGGCGGAGTTTCCGTATACGGACTTGGCCGTTTCCCGGTCACGCTTTATTTCGAGCAGTGGATAAAACTCTTGGATAGAGCGCAGGATTTGCGCGATTTTCTCGAAGAGAACAAGAGCAAGCTCAAGCTGAAGGAGTAGCCGAGCGTCGTCGTAGCAGACCAAAATTCACACCCAGCACGTGGCGGAAGATGGCAACGGAATACAAGCTTCCGTACAAGCCGATTGAAGGGGTTACCCACACTCATCGAAAGGACTATGACTCATGGTCGATTCAACGAAAACAGCTTGGATTTCCGCACTGAATGAGGAGTTGGAGCAGGCGGAAGAGCATGAGAAACGCTGGACACGGCTTGGAGAGCAATTGCATAAAACCGAGTCGGAACAGTGGAAGATAACCGCCCAGATTAGAAAAGCAGAGGTGGACTTGCTAAAGCTGCTTATTCAGGGCGCGGAACGCGAGGTGCGATAGTCCCAGAAACGGACACCTTCTGGGAAAATGCAATTATGTATCCGCGTAAAAAACTCTAAACCTTTCGCACGTCGATGATGTTCACTACGGGTTAACTGCGTTTCATAGGCCGACCAAAACACGAGCAAATTCGCGAAGAAAAGTAGCTAAATTTGAGACCTCGCCGGTATACTCTAGTGCGTCCACCGAACTGGGGTGACAACATGGATGTCCCTGCTAAACAGATACTCGCCGCCAAGAAACTCGCCAAGCGTGAACTCTCCACCGAGCCGAAACTCGCCGCTGAGCAGGTACGTGCTGCCAAGAGTTTAATCACCGCCGAACAGAGAATCGCCGAAGCCACCGAAGCCGCCCTTGGTCGCCCTCTGACTGCTGAAGAACTGAAGCAGATTGACTCTCTCTTCGAAGAACGCCCCAAGGTGTCTTCCAATGTGAAAATTGCCTCCAAGACGGTTCTCGCCGCTTTGAATCTTGTTAAGCAAGAACTCTCTTCCGACCAGAAGCTTGCCGCTGAGCAGATTGCTGCCGCCAAGAGTTTGTTGGCCGCTGTTGACACCGCCGAAGCGGCTGCTGAAAAACGTGGGTACCCCCGGACCGATGAAGAATTGATACAGCTTGGTTACGAAGAACTTGAAGGCAATGTGTGGGGGATACCCATTTCCGAGAGTATCTGGCACGTCCTCTACGAAGAAGAACGACAGAAGAATAATGGCTAAAGCGATGTTCCTGCGTGCGGCTCGGGTGCCAAGCCGAGAAACTCGCAAATAATAATCCAAAAAACTAGCCAAAACTTTTGACTGCTCCGTATACTAACTCGTGTACAGCAAATCCATCCCATCTCCTGACCTCTTCTGCGTTGAGATTCAGCGTTCCCCGCAAGATTTAGGCGTTTCCCTTGTCCTACAAGCCAACTGCGAATTGATGGCTCGACGCGAGGCGTTGAGGCTATTCCCCGAATACCGACAAAACCTCGCTCTGTTGGAGGTCTACCTCGCGCAGTACGTCGAGATTGACTGGGATTCTGGCCGTAGCGTGGTAGTCAAACAAGAGAAACGGCCTGAGCTTCCTCCTTGTATTGCTAAGAAATACGGGGTTAAGCGCCCGAAGCTACCACGACTGGAACAGGAGTGAGAAGAATGAAATCTTGCGCGATTTACGCCCGTGTGTCCACCGTTGACCAGCGCGTTGACAACCAATTGTTAGACCTCCGCCAGTTCGCCGCTCAGCGTGGCTATGAGGTTGTCGCCGAGTATACGGATGTCGGCATCTCCGGACAAAAATGTCGGCGTCCCGGTCTCGACGTAATGCTTCGCGATGCTCGGAAACGGAAGTTCACAGTGCTCATCGTCTCCTCGTTCGACCGCTTGGCGCGTTCCACAAGACATTTTTTGACGGTCATTGACGAATTGGACTCCATCGGAATTGAGTTCATCTCACGGCGAGAGAACATCGCAACCGATGGGGCGATGGGAAGGCTCTTCATTACTCTCATCTCCGCAATCGCGGAACTCGAAGGCGACCTCATCAAGGAACGTGTACGAGCCGGGATTCGGCGACGGAAACTTGAAGGTTTGCCGGTCGGTCGCCAGCCGCTCGACATCGACCATGATGCGCTTGTTCAAGACCGGCTCAGCGGTCTCAGTCTGACGCAGGTTGCACAGCGCTACGGGGTGAGCCGTGCCAGTGTGGTTCGTTGGGTTCGCGAGGCTAAGCAGACGAGCCCTGCATTGCCCATTTCAATTCAACCCATCCACGAGATCAGCGAGGGGGTCGCAGCCTAATGCTTGATAAGGTCATTGTTCGATTCCGTCCGAGCAGCAACGTGCAGAGCCTTCCGAGTGAGTCTTTAAATCTGGCTCTGACCTCTCTCGCAGATGCCGATGAACTTCAGCCACTGCTCTGTGAGGCAACAGGGGAAGGCAAGGCACTTGCAATCGAGGTTTTTCAAAATCGCCATGGACAACCAATTTTCATCAATTTCAAAAAGGAGAATCTATGAAAAGCTACGACAACAACGGCAAGCTGGTCGGCGAAATCAACCACAGCCGCACGGCGGACGGGACAAGCATCACGAGCAATACCGTCCACAACACATACAACGGGCGTCCGGTCAGCCAGAACATCACCGTTCGAGAGCCGAACGGCAAGGTGACAGTTACCAATCTCATCAACGGCAAGTTGCTTCCCTGATATGGGGCATGGGCACTTGTGATTTCAGAGTGAGGGGCAGAAATGAGCCACAAGCACTACTGCGCCGATGAGGGACACGAGTGGGTATGCACTGACAGTACCTGCGAGTGCCTCTGCGGCGAACTGATGGAGTCTGCTGCCGACCACACCGAGTGCCCCATCGAGTTGCGTGCTTGTCCTGAACATCAGCGGCAGCTTCCTGTGTTATCTGACGATGAGTTAGCCAACTTTTTCGGGCACTTATCGAGCGATGCAGAGAAGCCTCGTTGCGACTGCGGCTGTGCTGACGCTCACCCTGAAAATGTTGTCGGCTTCTGCTTTTGGTGCAGACACGTCTACGTTACTTTCGACGCCAAGACCGAGGCTCAGCACTTCTCGAATTTCTGCCCCGGAGCACCGGCAGAACTTCGCGAAGCAGCGCAATCGAGACTGGCGCGGCTCGATTAGCCTATGCAACTCCCACAATGGCCGACCTGTCAGCCAGTCGGTCACCGTTGCCCGTCCCAACGGCAAGGTGACAACGACTCGCACCATCAAGGGAAAGATACTCATTTGATGGGAAGCGAGTCCTGCCGCATTGAACGGTCTGAACGAAGCGCACTGGATAGTCGGCTTCGACTGCCAAGTCGTCAATCATTCAAATGGTAGTCTGCGCCGCTTTGTCCCTGTCCTCGGGGGCGGTCACGCTCCGATTTCACGAAAGCGTGAACCGAGTCGATGTGTGCGACCTGCGCTGTCAGAATCTCGCGAATGGAGGTAGGGAGGCGCGTCTCCAAGGCTTTGCTGTAGACTTCGCTGACGGCGTCTTCGCCCAATTCGGCTGCGACCAGCAGTGTGTGATCGCCGCCTATGAACCTAGACTTGATGCGTGCCCATGTGCGATGGAGGGCCGCTGCCGCGCTGCCCTTATCTCGGAATCGGCTCACGCCTCGCTGGCGGAGGGTCGTCTCCAGTTGGTCGATAAACTGCCCACGCAGCAGTGCCTCAGCGAAGAAATATTGCTTGAGGGTTTGATCCTGAAGCCTTTCGCCCAAAGTGACAAGCCCTTCCTGACTATCGATCAGGATTTCAAGCACGCACTGTACTGCCGTCTCGAAACGGAGCCCTCCTCGCATCACCTGTGACACGACGCACCCCCGGAGGAAGAACCTGAATCCGCTATGACTCGAATACTTAAAGCCGCTACCGATAGTCGGCGACCCGTCGTGTCGAAGGACTGGTGCCCTTCGTGTGGTCGCTTGTTGGAATAGTGTGCGACTTGTGCTGCGATCCCCAAATACCACGGGTGAGGAAAAAGAATCTTCCACCAGCGGAGTGAAAAGAACATCAACTCGCTACAAAGCCTTCTAGGTCTCTGACAACCTGATTTTGTTTCTTTTGTAGCCGAACTTCTGACGTGCCCTTTTGCGTGTGAACTTCCAGTTGATGACGACGTGATCGCGATTCATTTTCTGGTTCCACGCCTGCGCTTCGCGGCGCAGGTCGCGAGGCGATGGAATCCTGCGGAGCCCAAGGCACTCCCGGCTGAACAGGCTTATCTCGATCTCGGCCTGGTTCAGCCAACTGCCGTGCTTGGGTGTGTAGTGCACTGTGAACCGATCCCATAACCGGCCGCCGATCCTTTCTCCGTAGCGATCGACCAACGCCTTGCGGCGGTGCGAGCTCAGATTGTCCATCACCAGATGGATGGTGTCGGCCTCAGGATAGGCGGCGACGATCTCCAGCAGATAATCGGCGAACTGGGGCGCGGAGCGGTTGGGCGTTATTTTGGTGAAGTGCCGCCCCGCCTTGGGCTCCACGCCGCAGAAAGCGTTGGCCGTGCCGCGACGCTGATACTCGCAGTCTCGCCGTGCGACCCTTCCCGGCCGCATGGGGCGTGGCGGGCGAACATCGGTGTGCAGCACCACCGGCTTTTCATCCATGCAAACCACCGGCTCCTTCTCCAACAGCGGCTTTTCATAGAGAGCCAGAACGTCTTCCATGCGCGCGATGTACTCCGCGTTCAACTCCGCGATACACCACATTTTTTTCCCGCCATGGCTTCAGTTCATGGTTCTCCAGCAGGATACGGATGGTTTCCCGGCTCACCGGCGGCCCCAGCTTCCGTTTCGCCGCTTCCTCGGTGATCAACCGTACGCTCCACCGCGCCCGGCCCTCCGGCGGCGGCCCGCAAACCATGGCCACGATCCGCTGCTTCTGCCCCGCGTTCAGGACCCGCGTCTGGCCCGGACGCGGTTTTTCGTAAAGAGCCGAATCCAGTCCCTCGTCCTCGTAGCGCCGGGCGATGGCGCGCACCGTCTTCGGCGCTACGCCGGCGTTCTCGGCCACCTGCGCTACCCTCTGCCCACCGTCGAGCTGGCGCAAAATGGAAGCTCGCCGCAGCACTCGCGCCGACTCCCGCCCCTTGCTCAACATCTCGGCCACCTGCCGCCCGTCTCTCCTCCCCAACTCAACATGCACACGGTGATAGGTTTGCATGCTCCAACTATGCAAGCCCATTCGTCTTCAGGAAAGTGCCTACCAAGGTACATCTTCACATTGTCGCTGACCTAGTGCCCCCTGAATGCTTCTTGCCGGTGGTCACCCCGCCCCGCTTAGGCTATAAGACGCCCGAAAAGGGCAAATTGGTTAGCTGATTATACGTCCGGGGTGATTCCAGTTGCGAAACTTGGGTGGGCGTCCCTTACCAGCATCCCGGTTGCTGCCAGATTAAGAAGGCTCACTCCGGGCGAGTGACCCTTCATTTTGTGGTAGTTAGGGGGTGGCCTCTGATTACAATAGCCCGTTTGCCTTCCCCAAAGCGACCTTCTCAAGAAGAAACAGGCATGAGGGCAATGGAGTCGCTCATTCGCCGGTTGCGAATCCATATCCGGCGCGACCGTGCCGTCCCGGCACGCTCTCCAACTTTCGTACTCAAAGCACGGAACGAAGTGTCTTGATTAGCCACGCATTGGGTTGTAAAGTGTTAGAGCAAACCACCAAGAACAGATTAGCGTGCTGCTTTACAGCTATCAGCGCAGATGGGAAATCATCGTGCCTACTTCAGAAGAGAAATTCAACGACGGCATGAACATCCTGCTGTCCACTGACCAATTCGACGATGGACTCCCACATCATTCGCCAAACCAAACTTCGATCATCAAAAAGGATCAAATGAATCACTTGATTGTGCGTCTGTACGTGAAACTCCAGTCATTGAAGATGAGACTGTACACGAGATTCGAGTATTGAAGAACGACGAAGATGGTCACCAACGCCATCAATGGCAAGCTGCTGCTGTGATGACCAGCGAGTGCATCTGCGGTGACCTGATTCCACCGCGCAAAGACATCGCGCCTCTCGTGTGGCTCCAAGTGCTCATACTCAAACGTTCTCCGCAGTGATTCGCCGGTCACGTAACACAGCGCCACGATCCCCTTGAGAGTTGATCTTTTCAGCTTCAGCGTGACTCTATCCATGCCGTCCCGCGACTGGTGGTTAAGTTTGCCAATATTGAACCGCTTCCTTGGCACTGACTACAAACAATCTCGCCGCAGCCTCCGCAAGTTGAGCAAGATACCATCCTAGTTCGGCTACAGTTCGAACAGCCGCGGCGTCCCCCACATTCGGGGCATATTAGGTGGCCGTCTATGCAACCGCTGGTACATCTAAGCTTCCCTTTCCCGGCACAGTTTAGGCATTTCACATCAATGCCCGGAGCTTCAAGCTTCAACGTAATGTTGTGCTCGTCTTCGTAGATGTCCACCGGCGGTGCGTAGCTGGTGGTAGTTAATGCCTCTTCCGGGACTACGGGGCTAAACGACTCACGGAAAAGACGGTTCATACGATTGAGGCGGTCGTGCATGGCGGAAAACTCACGCAAAGGCTCCCAACGGGTCATTAGGGTCATAACACAACTCATCATTTGAGAAATCTAAGGTGGGAAAGCTTCAGATGGGCTGACTTAGTTCAGGGAACCTGAACGAGTAAGAAGGGGTAGCTTGCTCAATTAGGACGCTAGGCTTATGCGCTGCTGTTGTCAACCTGTGGTTCGCCAATATAGCGATCTGCTATCGAATCAGGCGGATGAATTGATCTATCCAGTTTGATCTGTCCGGTGCTCTCGGGTTTCAGCCAAATCGCCGATGCACTCAGCGAGGAATCCGGCGACAGAGTCTCGTTGCTGGAGAGTGGTGCACAAACCCCAATTCCCGGCCCCCGATTTTCGGGGGCTTTTTGCTGCCATTCCGCTGCCGACCGGCTAGTCCACATGGTTTAGTCAATGAGCCGCATCAGGTTTCAGGACTGTTCCGCATCCTCTCCAAAGAGAACGCTAAACCATTGTTTATTGGTCTAGCCGAGTATTGTGATGTGGTTCCCGCGTAGCCCAGTGGTACTGAATTCGACGGAATAGTTTACGTCTACATGGACGGCAACCAGTCGTATCTCAGCCCTAAAGTGGCAGCCACTAAGAACATGCGCAGGCTTCTTGAGATTCTGGTAATTGTAGTTGTCGTTATTGAAAGCGACGAACTCCATTGAGTTCATGTCAAAGAACGCAATGTCCAGATTGCGCTCCTCTTCAAAACTGAAGTCAGCAAGTAACAGGTCTCTTTTTGATTCGGTGGTCGGTCGCAGGGATGGCTGGGCTTTGTCGTCCCAACGACCGTCCATTTCAAGAACCAACCGTTCTGTCTCATCGAAGAATTTGATTTTCGCGCTCACCCCATATGCAATGGCTGTGGGTGCGTGTTTCTCCGGTCTATTTACAAAGCGAACCTTAACCATTGGTGCCGTAAGAATCACAACACCGCCAGCATTAAACGAAAGCATTTGAACATGTCTTGCGTCTGGTTCTCGAAGGATGATGTTGGGCTTGGCTTCATCGAACTCTCGTTTCTCGTTGAGCAATGCAGTCTTCCCGGCTTGCAGTGTTGAAATTGCGAGTGACTGCTCTCGGTCAATCTTCCAAGGAACCAGAATAAGTTGGAGAATTGTGTAGACACTGAGCAACGCCAAGTAGACCAAGAGCGTCGTCTTGAGTAGTTCCCAGTCGGGCGATACCTTAGGATTACGCAGATACAAAACAAGCGGAGGTGCAATCGCCGCAATCCCCGCGACAACAATATTGTCACGAGGCCAATCCACGAAATCTTTCGAGAACTTCTGGAAGAACCGACTGTAATAGTCAAAGAACGTGTTCCGATTTTCCATAAGCCCCTTCAGCACCTGCTCATTTCAGCTAATGCTTGCCTCTTGTCGCGCCCCATGCAGTACGCACGAATTCCAAATAAAGTGACCGGCCACAGAGCTAATGACGATGATGCCAGCGAGAAGCAAATATACAACCCAGTCGGCCATCCCTCCAGTAGACTTCCAGAGCGAAATCAATCCGCCAAGCAGAACGACCGCAATGACGAATCCAATGATGAACTTTGGGATGTCGGCGACTCGAATCGCATAGAGCATTACGCTACCTCCGCATTACAAGAAGCCCAACAATCTCCCGCGCTTTTGGTCGAGTCACTGCTTGAAAATCATGCAAGTTCCTGTGCTTTCGACAGCCCCGAGCGAAGGTAGCTCACGCACAACGAGTGATTGTGTAAAGCGATCTGTTGACGCCTGAATACGTAGCTCAACGTTAATGTTGGCTCCCGTTTTGGTTTCAAACCAATAGTGAACATGGACGCTACCGTCAACAATAAAGACATGGGCGTGCTCGGGGTCGTCACCAATATCTGGAGAGTCTTTGTCGTTGCCAGTATGCCTCTCAAGCCATACATACGCCCCTTCAAAAGTTGCCGCATTGTCAGATGCCGGGTTGTATTGTGATTCGGATGGCCGACTCCATTTGCCAAAGTCCATTTCCCACTGCAACGGTAGGCCGTCTGAATATTCATGGGTATCGACGGAGCCAAAGTCATAGATTTCTCTATCCAAATGCTCTTCGTACCATTGGTCTTGTATTGACGGGTCGACAGGATGATTAGGAGTTGACGGGCCTAGAAAGGCAGATTGCTCATTTGACCTCTTCACCGCCTCCTCGCCTAAATAAAACGAATAGGGCTTATAACTCTTCCCTTTGGGCAATCCGAAATCGACTGTCCTAAACTCATCTGAGTTCTTTGCAAGGCACACGTACGCAATATGCGTATAGTAGTCTGACAGCTTTATTGAGGCGGATTGCGTTCCCATCAGTATGTCAAGAATGCGTTCATCTCTCGCTTCTACAAGTTGCTTGAGGCTTTTGCAAGCTGTCATCGTGTCGGGGTCAGTGCACTTGATGGTCGGAATAGTCTTCGCCGCGACTGGCGACGATTTCTTGGCAGTGCTGGGCGGGTTCGGCTTGGTCTGTTGTGCTGCTGCTGTTGTCGCGAGGCCAAGGCTCAGAAGCGCGATGACTGAGAGCGCGGCACTGCGTCTGTTCATACAGCGTCTCCTTCTGTGATTCTGAAGGTGGGAAGAATAATAGTTGTCTAACCGCTTTCCCGCCGCCCCTGTCTGCATCTGTCAATACTTAAAACTCATACACGTTCCGGCATCATCAAAGGGGTCAAGTCCGGGTGCTGCAAACGACTCCGTGAAGCGACCTGTCGAACGTTGAATGGTGAGCGTGTAATCCGTGTAGTCATTATTCTTGTTCTTGTAGCTGTAATGCACGTAGATGCTGGTGTCACCCACGATTATTCTTGGGCGCTCCTTGTCATCTATCGCTGCAAATTTGTCATCGTTCTCTTTATTGAAGTGGGCAAGCCACTCGTGTGCGCTTTCGAAGGTACTGTCTTCATTGGAACGACTGTGCCCCTGAGGCAAAGGCCGTCGCCATTTTCCGTAATCAGACAGGTAGTCGGCCAAAATGCCTTTTTCCCATGAGTCCACGTAAACCCACCCGAAGTGATCCTCGAAAAATCGTCGTGGTCTTTGAACCATTTCTCTTGTGCGTCCAGCAGTTGCATGACTGGCTTCTCTTTGGCGTATGGAAAGGCGGCTTGTCCGTTTGCTATGACTGACAAGCCCTTCGCTTCAACTGGTGGTGAATACGGTTGGAATTCTGCAGATGGAGGCTCATAAAATTCCACAATCTTGAAAGTATCTTGCTTCGGCCAGAGACAAACGTAGGCGAAATGCTTTTCCCCTATGTCTTTGTCGCCAGTCAATGAGTCCATCAAATCCTTGTCCCGAGCGTCTACAAGCTGTTTGAAGCTCTTGCAAGCTACCATGCTGTCGGGGTCGGTGCATTTGATAGTGGGAACCGTCCGTGCTGCAACCGAGGGCGATTTCTTTGGAGTGCTGGTTGTGTTTGGCTTCGACTGCGAGAGTGCCGTTGCAGCCGTTAGACCAAGGCTCAGCAGCACGACGATGGCAAGAACAGAGGTGTGTCGTCTGTACATAAGAATGTGCCTGACGGGATTCTGGTATTAGCAAGCAGCATACGCGATTCAAACCGGCTCATCGTTCCCCATATCTCTACAACATCGCAGGGTCGAAGAATCGAGCGTGTTGCTTGCCGGTGCCATCCATAGCGCCTGTAAACTTCCAACCCTCGTGGTACAGGTCAACCAACTTGGCGTAGAACTTCTGCGACAGGTAGTGCAGGTCGCCGGAGTCATCCCGCTTGCTCACATCTTCGACGTTATTCACCCACTCTTCATACCGGAGCATCAGACCGTTTACGTCGGAGCCGGAGACAACACGCACAATGACCATCAGACGCACATCGCCCTTACTGTAGTCTCGCTTCGCCACCAAATCAGTTGTGTCCATGAATCCCCCATTTACAGTGTAGGGCAGTTCAAACAGTTCTGAGCCGGTCGTATTGCTCCTGAGCTAGATTCAACCACACACCGCCCCGGCCAATCGAGATGCCATGCTCCAGTGCGGCTCTCGTTTCCAAGCCAGTATCCATCCCACCACGTAACGCCATCTCCACAATTTTCTGCGGGTCGCTGAACGTGAGTTTGAGTGGGAGATGCGTCTGCAAATCGGGCAGCATGAAGTAGACGTGCCAGCCGTCACGCTGCATGAATCCCATGTAGACCTTGTGCATGAGGGTTATGCTTTTGGTAGCTCTCTATTCACTCTGTTCTGGAAGGTTGCTACGTGTGCGGGCTCCCAGTCCTCTTGGGCCGAATAGGGTCGCCAACCGGCTCCCGTCACTCAGTGAAGAATTCGTCAAAGACAATCTTCCCTGCGTTCCAATCCTTCACCAATTCCTCTTTCAATACCTCTGAGTCACCGCCCGGTTCAAACTTCGTTCCACCCGTCAACCGAACGCACCATCCCTTCTCAGGGTCTGGCCTGAGATGCAACGTTCTGTACGGGGTGTCATGCTCTGGTTTCTGCTGATAGAACACTGTCAACATGGTTGGAATTCTCCGCCCTGTTAGGACTCACGGGGCATGGAGCAGAGTATAGCGATGACGGAGAATCCGCGCTGTGGATTTGGTCACAGGCGCAGTTTAAGGCGCAGGTTTGACATCGCGGTGGGCGCGTCCCATCATCATGGAAAGGGGGGCGGAATGTTTGAACAGTTCGACGAGAACGAGAAGAACGAAGTAATCAAGAAAACCGCTGGCGCTGAGTTCGAGCGGCTCAAGCAGTTGATGTCGCAGATAGAGGGCAAAAAGCACAAGGGTCAGTTCTTCAACTGGACAGACCCGAAGGGCGGCGAGGCCAAACTGACAATCGGAACGGTCGAAGCGCAGTTTATCAAGAAAGACGACAGCACGTACTACATACGGTTTGGTGGATTGGCGACGTTTGCGGCAGCAGCCGAGCAAGTGGAGCCTGAGACGTGGTTGGTGACGCCGGATGCTTACGAAGGAATCTTCGTTTGGATGTTGGGCACCAAACGGCAGACGCCAGAACAACTCGCCGAAGCGATAGCGGTCAGACTCGCGGGGTTCTACGACGGTTATGAAGAGGCGGTCAGCCTTTAGTCCAGTTTAGGATGCGACCTTTTCCAGCCGCCACGGACGCAGTTCCGAAACTGAGAAGCCAAACGGAATTAGTTGCTCAGCTTTGAATATGGCGCGGTTTGTTGCGGCTCCCTTCACAGGCTCAGGTTGCGGCGCACCGAACTTTGTGTAGTTGTGATTCTCTAGCTCCTTCATCCACCCATCAACGGTGGCATCGCCATCGCAACCGGGGCAGATTTGGCTTAATTGGGCTCTGAGGCTTTCAAAGGTCATCCATGTCTCGGTTGTGGAATCGTCATCGGTGTTAGTTGCAATGAGATGTATCGGCAGAGGAGCGTTCTCATACTGAATCTCCGCCGTGAATCTGTATTCATCAATCACTCTGTTGACCATAAGAGTTTCTCCTCCATATTGACATCATGAGCCAACGAGACACAGAGTTTCTACAGAAATCGTATGCTGCCCATAACACTGGAGGAAGAATGCTTGCAATTATGAATCGGAAGCGACTATGGGAAGTAGCTCTCACTGCGTTCGGGGCTATTCTGTTGCTCAGCGCAGCCTTCGGCAGACATCCCTATGGCTTCTACATTGTGCTGAGGCTTCTCATCACAGTGGGAGCCGTCTATTGGGTGTGGAGGGTCTATCAAGTAGGGCTACGGGCGTGGTCGTGGGCATTCGCAGCCGTGGCTTTGCTGTTGAATCCCTTCTTACCAGTTCGGATGCATCGGACGGAGTGGCAACCCATTGATTTCTGGCTTGGCATTCTTCTGTTCGGATGGTGCGGCTATTGGCTTATCCGTAGAGACCGGACTCGCACATCGTTCCATAGTCGATGAGGAAGCACTGCACAGGAATCTTGGGTGTACAATTCGGCCATCCAAAAAAGGAGAGTTGGAGACGCAGGTTCTAGGCTGGAACGTGCGTTCCCAGCGGGAAGCGAACAAGATGTCGCCCATAACCGGGTTATTGTGGAAGATTCCTACTGTCATCATTGCTGCCCTGCTCGGCCTAATGTGCGCTAATCAAGCTGGCTGGAATGGAGCCGACGTGGCGCTTAACTTCAAGGAGACGGGACTCATAGGTGACTTTTTGGAGAGTCTTATGTTCCTCGTGGCTTTCGGAATTTGCTACGGGGCAATCTTGTTCGTGAAGTGGGTAGCTAAACCATTGTTGTGGGTGATTGTCCCAATCTTCCTCTATGCTGCGATTGTTCTGGGCATGTGGAATGGATTCAATTCGGGATTCGATACTTCGCGATTGGCAGTCATCAGGGACGGTTGGGCGAATTCTTATGTTTTGGCGCACATGACTCCGCGTGGGCGATACGAATCATGCAGCGATAAGAGGGTTCGGCTGACCGAAGATGCGGAGGCTGTTTGCAGTAGAGCCCTGAGTGGTGCCCCCGGCGAAGTGGTACCGGGAAGTCAACATAAATGCGGATTATTCGGGATGGTTACCTGCTATGACCTTGTTCCTCAGAATTGATCCGCCTCGGAAATGGGATCATCAAGGGCGTGCCTTGTTTCGAGTGTACTCATAATCCACTGAGAAAAGACACGACAGCCGAATGTGAGAACGGTAAGAATCACTAGTTCCAATAAAATCATCCATTCCCCATGGGTTAAGGCGGCAAGCATTGCAATTGGCACTACACCAATTCCCGCAATGAGCAGCCCCAAGACGACCGCGAACGTACCCCAAGTGGAAAGCGTTATGAGGAACCCCTCCATCCACAAAGTGATTCCGAAAACAAACGAAGCGAGGAAAATTGTTATCCCGGTCAGTGGACGCGCTTTCCTCCACGCGGAAAGAGGCAACAGAATTAAGAAGAGAATCGTGCCCGCCGCAAGACTCGCTTTTGCAAACCATGGAAGCAGGTGATCACTGATCCATGCGGCACCGGCGAAGAATGCGCCAATCAGAAACAGAATTGCTACGAATACGGCAATACCCAGCAAGTATCCGCCAAGGGTTCTTAGCTTCTCCATGTGCAAAACCTCAGCCGAATCGTTCTATGCCGCCGATGTTACTACTGTTTCGGAATAACTATCTCGGAGTATCAATTTGTGCTGGCTCACAGCCCTGACTTAAATCAGGAGCTATCCTCACCCTCTATGCCGTGGTGAAACCACTCAGCAATGCGCTGCTTGTCTGCTCGTCTACCGTATCGTCCGCACATGACTACTGCCTCGTCGCCTCTGTCTACCGGGCTAATCCACCTGCTTATCGGAGAATCGCCTTCGCCGTCACCATCACCCACTCGATGCGATGATGGGGCAGGAAGATGACAGGGTTTTTCTCAAGGAACCCCGGCATCCCCTGTTCGTCGGCTAGTTGCGCCAGTTCGAGGTGCAAGTCCTCGCTCTGTACCCATATTCCTGCGGCGGTCCATTCTTTGACGAAGAGGGATACTGGACGCTTTGTCCCGGCGATCTGGATGTAGACGTTTTGGTTGGTGACCTTCTCTTGCTCAAACATTCCGCGCCCCTTTGTCCTGCGCCTCAGCGGGGCGTTTGGCTTGTTTCTCAGCCGTCAATTCCTCCGGCGAGACCGTGATAACTCTCCGCATCGGGTTGTCTAAATTCTGCTTCCCGCTCATGGGGAGATTGTACCCCGTCCCCTGCTCAATCCTGTTGAAGAAGAGCGGCAAGTTTTGGAAGGAACCAGCATCTTGATGGATGGGAGCGGCGTGTCGATGGGCGCGTAATTCGTGAGTTCGCCGTGGACGAGACGGCCTTGCCTCCGTCCCCGGTAGTGGTGCAGTTTGAATTGCCACGGACGCTCGGCGCTGGACGGATCGGCGTAAACTGTGTCTATGAATCGTTCAGGCAGAGAATTGGTGTGGCGTAAAGAAGGGTGTTTCGAGGGTTGGGTGTGTACGGTTTGCAGTTGGGTGCGTCCACATCCGCGCTTGATCGGTAATACCGAGATTCCCTCTAGGGACGTTGGGGAAGCCTTTGATGCACACGTCTGTGCAAAATATCCCCACCCAAAGCATCGTGAGCATTCGTCCCTCCCCCTCTATCTCTGAGAAGCGTCGAGCGTGAAGACGCTGTCCCGTCTATCCCTTTGGTCTCGGCCATCGTTTGGTCGATTAATCGCGTCACAATTTATATGGGCGCGTGCTACCCATTCAACCGGTTCGCCAACACCTGAAGAAGATGCAAGAAGGGCAGAAAGCTGTGGCTCGGTTCAAAGGAATAGTCAAGTGGTTTAACAACTCCAAGGGCTACGGATTCATTGGACGAGATGATGCGCCGGATGTATTCGTCCACTACTCGGCGTTTCAATCGGATAGGTACAAAACTCTTAAAGAGGGCGATGAGGTCGAGTTCGATATCGTCCAAGGCTCGAAAGGCCCGCAGGCAGATGCAGTGATTCTCGTCAGGGGCACAGCCCGGGGCACAGCCTGACAGCGCGACCCGACGTAACTGAACTGTGTGAAGACTTCGTCGCTGCGGGTCAGCTTGCTGCTATCTTCTTCTGAAAACATGATCGGCAAAGAACAGGTCGACCTTGCTTAGCAGCCCGTGGTGCAAGTTCTGAGTCGTGCTGCTGATGCTTTTGTACTATCCACAGGATCTGTTTGTAAGCTTTATTGATGGCGATGGGCAGGCGGCAGCAACGAGAACGGCAAGAGGGTTTGTGGGTGGCGCATACAGAATTGGCCACCGCTCCGGGACATCCGTTTTATGAGCGTCTGAACGCGGTGCTGGATGCAGAAGGGTTCGACAGATTTGTCGAGGATCTCTGCGCGAAGTTCTATGCACCCCAGTTCGGGCGTCCGTCGCTGACGCCGGGCATCTACTTCCGTTCACTGTTGATCGGGTATTTTGAAGGCATCGGGGCCGAGCGCGGCATCGCCTGGCGGATGGCGGATTCGCTGGCGCTGCGGCGCTTTGTGGGCATTGCGCTGGACGAGGGCACGCCTGACCACTCGACGATTTCCCGCACCCGGCGTTTGATCGATCTGGATACGCACAGAGCTGTGTTCGCGTGGGTGTTGGAAGTTCTGGCCCGGCGCGGACTCGTCGTGGGCAAGCGGGTGGCTATTGACGCAACGACGCTGGAAGCCAACGCCGCGATGCGCTCCATCGTGCGGCGCGATACAGGCGCCAGCTACGACGAGTTTCTGACCGGTCTGGCCAAGGCCTCGGGCATCGACACACCTACGCGCGAGGATCTGGCGCGGCTGGACCGCAAGCGCAAGAAGCGCACGTCGAACAAGGAGTGGAAGAGTCCTGTCGATGAGGATGCGCGAGTTGCGCAGATGAAGGATGGCCGTACGCACCTGGCCCACAAGGCCGAGCACGCCGTCGATCTGGACTCGGGCGCGGTGGTGGCCGTGACGTTGCAAGCGGCCGACCAGGGCGATACGGCGTCGCTGGATGAGACGTTGATCGAGGCCGGGATGGCAGTAGCGGAGTTGGCTGTTCAGCAGGCCGAACTACACTCAAGCCACGCGAAGGTCAACATCGACGGCATCGAGGAGTTGGTTGCGGACAAGGGCTATCTGAGCGGCGCGGTTCTCAAGCGGGTCAAGAGTTATGGGCTGCGCAGTTACATCCCCGAGAAGCGGCAGAAGGGCAAGCGCCGCTGGCAGGGCAAGGCCGAGGAGCGGCAAGCGGTCTACGACAACCGGCGGCGAGTGCAAGGCGACTACGGCAAAAGCCTGCTGAAACGACGCGGTGAACTGGTGGAACGCAGCTTCGCACATTGCTACGAAACTGGCGGGATGCGGCGCTGCCACCTGCGTGGACGCGAGAATATTCTCAAGCGTCAGTTGGCTCATGTGAGCGCCTTCAACCTGAGCCTGGTCATGCGCCAACTGCTGGGAGCGGGCACACCACGGGAGTTGAAGAACAGGGCAGCACGGGTGATTTTACAGATTCTCCGATTGCTCACCGGCCAGAATCGGCCCGAGAGCACAGCAGAACCCCAAACGGAACCGGGCTTCACTTCACCCGGAACCTATCGTGATGCCATGACCCGATGCCGGACCACCTGGAATTCAGCTCCTTGCACCACGGGCTGTTAGGCGTGAAGGGGACCGTAGTCTCCGCTCCGCATTCCGCACAGATTGCCTTAGTCTCTGTGCGAACTGGCTTACGGAAACCGGGATTGCGTTTCGCCTTGCACTGTTTGCAGTGTTTCGGGTCGTTCGTAAACTGCTTCTCGTGGAAGAAAAGTTGCTCACCCGCTGTAAACACAAACTCGGCTCCGCAGTCGATGCACGTCAATTGTCTGTCAACGAAATTCATTGTCACTCTCACCAGTCGTGCCGCTTGCTAAGAGGGTGCGCTGGAGTCTTAAGAATTCCTCCCAACGCAGAAGCCTCTCGTTTCCGAGAGGCTCTGTGCCAGATCAGAGGAAAGGAATAACTAAAAGTGTAGTGACGATACCCTATGGCGGAAGGGCTCACCGTGACGCCGGTCACCACAAGCGACCGGAGATCGAAGAGAGACTAGCGAACAACTTTGTCGAGTATCGACCTCGCCAATTGCACGCTGTCTGCAAACACACTTGTCATGGGTGGTGATGAGGAATATTCGCGAGAAATCCACAGGAAACCCACTACCAGTCAATGAATCTTTATGTCCTCTTGATGCTCTTCCGTGACATAATTTCTCTGCTCTCTTGCCGTACGGAACCGATCGTGCCGCATTCCCTCCCCGGAGGTTCAGCATGGCCGCTTCCCAACCTGTGCGCCGACCCAATCCAGACGGAACAATGGATTCCATCTGTACTAGGTGCCTCGTCTCAATAGGGGTGACAAGTGAAGTTCAGCAAATTGCAGCACATCCCCTTGGCGTCAGCCTACCTGTGTCCGAATTGCAGTTCCATTGGCAACAACGCCAAGCAGTGCCCGGCGTGCGCTTCGCCGTTCCTGCTTAGCCTAGCCAACGTGCTGGATCGCGTGCCCGAAAAGGCCCCGCCGATAAGCTATGAGCGGATGCCAGTCCTCGCTGCGTAAGCGCGTCTTGGGAAGTAGAATCTGTTTCGGCGTGCCAGCGCCCTCGGCAACGTAAACCCTGAGCCCCTTGCAACTGGAGTCGGCGGTCTCCGCGCCAGAGTAGTCGATGCCGATGTAGCGGGAGAAGTGGGGCACGCAGGTTCCCTCTCTTCCGTCCTATCCGAGTTACATTCCAAAGGAAACGCCGTGTTTTGCAAGCTCCGCCTTAAACGCTGCAACGGCGATGTCTCGCATTATATTGAGACTCGACCGGACGAGAGACTTCTTAACCGCCTGAAATCCGGATTGGCTTCGCAAGGCTTCAGCAAACGTATGTCCTTCAGCAGTCAGGCGCAGCGGTACTACAGACCAGTGGAGTCCACCATCTGCCGACCGTTCAACACCAAGTCCGGGCTCCTCATCGCGCTTGACAAACCCGCCATCGTTAAGAAGCCGCAAGTGAAAGTAGAATTCTGGCGTCTCGTAGTCGAGTCCGAGCTTTTGAAGCTCCTGAATATCGGTCGTAGGCTGTGGCGAATCCTCAAACGCTTCCAGCAGTTTCTTTGTATAGGCCGGGTCTGGCTTCATTCTTCACAAACCAATGTTAAAGAACCTCAGGGTTGAATAAGTCACAGTGCGGATTGGCAAAGACGCCAACATTTGTCTTCTTCCAGCCCTCCTCCAGTAGCTTCAGGAGCTTTGCGAAATACCTGTTTCGGACGTAGTAGATGTCACCAGAAGTGACACGCGAGTTCGCAACCTCGACGTTGTTCCTCCACGTTTCGAACTGGAACACAGAACCGTCGATGTCTCCTCCGGAAACCTCTCGGACAAAAAGCGACAGGAACTGTTCTCCTTTTTGGTACATGCGGCTCACAATCAGGTCTTCCTTCGGGTTCATCTGTTTACTCCCTCATTCTGTCTCAGTATTTCCGGTATCTTGCGGAACACCCGATTGTAAATCTCGTAGGCAAGGTCAACCGATTCCTCAATGGCCTTGCCGGTGGGTACCACGCGGACATTGACCTGCCGCTCCCGTGCCAGCCGGATACCGGCAATCAGGCACGCGCCGAGGTAGACCAAGGAACGATTCAGCCGTGGCATTGCCGCGTCAGGGTCGAACATGCTGAAACCTCAGCTTGTGCGACAGCGCCCCTCGGAAAACCTCTGACGGCAGGTAGCGCCGTCTCTGACCACATAGCAGACATTCAGCCACTATCCACGTGTCCGGCACCGTCTCTACCGGAGCCGGGAAGTTCTCCCCGCATCCTTTGCAGCGAATCGTAAAGTCGCATCGACGGGGTCGGCGCGGACATTGCGGGCAAAGATTTGGCGAATCCCACGGCGATGCTGCAAAGCGCGGTGCTGATGCTGCATCATATCCAAAAGAAAGAGACCGCCGAACGGATAGAAGGCGCTGGAGAAGGTGTACGCCGGTGGCAAGGTTCTGACCAAAGATGTCGGCGGCACGAGCGGAGCGAGAGAGATTGTTTTGACAGCATCGGACGAGGATAGTGAGGTGAGATGAGCTTGCATGTGTTGGTCGTGATCCATACGCTGCCGCTGTGGTTTCTGGTGTTTGCGTTGTTTCTCCCGCGGATTGCGCTGTTTCTGCTGTGGCTGGGCGGGTCGCTGGTGCCGTTCCACATGCACGGGCTCCTGCCGCTGGTGGTCGCGGTGTTGTTGCCACGCATCTTGGTGTTGTACCTGATCTATTTAGACCAAGGCATCAGCCTCTGGTTCATCATTCATCTGGTTGCGGCACTGGTCGCGTGGGGCGGATCGGGCGGGTACTACTCGCGGCGAAGACGCAGAAACGATTACTAGTGGACTGTAACAATTGAAAAGATAGTATGATCGTAAGTATGGAATCCCCAATCTTACTTACGGAAGCGGAACGTGTGGAACTGAATCAACGAGCGGCGAGGCGCAGCGGGCGTGCTGATGATGCGCGCCGTGCACGACTGATTCTGCTGCTGGAGGCCGGTTGCACGTGGAAGGCGATACGTGACAAGCTGGATTGCAACGACGCCTTCATTAACCGTTGGATGAAACGTTTCCGAGAGGAACGGCTGGCCGGGCTGTTCAGCCGGCACGCCGGACAGGAGGCCAGCACGCTTACGCCGGCGCTGGAGGCTCGCATCCTGGAGTGGACGGTTAAACGCAAGGCGCCGGACGGCTCGACCCAGTGGAGCACGCGCAAACTGGGCAGTCAGCTGAAAGTCAGCCATATGATGGTGGCGCGGGTTTGGGCCAAGCACGGTTTGAAGCCGCAGCGGCTTGATCGCTATATGGCAACTAATGACCCAGACTTCGAGACCAAGGCGGCAGACATCATTGGACTTTATCTGAATCCGCCGGCGCATGCTGCGGTGTTCTGCGTTGATGAGAAGACAACCATCCAGGCGCTCGACCGCAAGGATCCGGTGTTGCCACTCTCTCCGGGCCGTGCGGAGCGCCACGGCTTTGAGTACTTCCGACACGGCACATTGTCTCTGTACGCCGCGTTTAACACCAAGACCGGCGAAGTGCTTGGCAAGACCGCTGCCCGCCATACCTCCGCGGAGTTCGTCGCCTTCCTCGCCGACATCGTCGTGAACCAGTTGCGCGGCAAGGAGATCCACGTGATCGCCGACAACCTCTCGGCTCACAAGACCCTGCAGGTTCATGATTTCCTGCAATCTCATCCGCATGTTCACTTGCACTTCACTCCCACGTACTCCTCGTGGCTCAACCAGGTCGAGCTTTGGTTCGCAAAGATCGAACGCGATGTCATCGCCCGTGGCGTGTTCACCTCATTGGCCGACCTGCGCAGAAAGCTCATGAAATACATCCATCACTACAACAATGTGCCGAAGACCGTGAAATGGCGCTACTTTGATCCCACAAACCGCATTACTCCCACTTCAGCCGTTACAGTCCACTAGAGCCTGTTATGAAGTTTGCACCAAGATAGGTGCTTACGTTGACGGCCTGTGCTATCCAGTATGGACGGATGGCGAGTTCGCTACAGAGGGGCACTCGACGGTGAGGGATTGGAACGGGAATTCATCCCGACCGAAGGGCACATCGCGGCGGCATTGCTTGGAGGTCACCACGAACGCCTTGCGGCCCGAGGGTGTTGGGAACATGCCAGCATGATAGGCAAAGAGAAGACGAGAATCTAGTGAGCACCAACACACTTGCCTTTCAGGGCTTACACAGTTGGACTGGGATTTCGCTGTCTCAATTCGAGTAGGACGGGAACTCCCTGACGCCGGTCGGTACATCGCGGCGGCACCGTTCCGCTTCGAATGAGGTAAAGGCCGGTGGGAAACTCTCCTTGTCTGAAGAGAGTTCGTCCATTCAAACACGGTACGCATACTGACCGATAGAAAATTTGCTCCCCCGCCTTAAACACAAATTCAGCCCCGCAGTCGATGCTGCGGAATTCTGCTGCTTCAGTTGGAGCAGTACGCAGGGCGCACCGACACCGGAATAGATCGCATCGAGCGCGAACAACAATCGTCTTTTGCTAAGAAGCCAAAGACCGCTTCATCGGCACTCGTTCCCTAGATTCTCCCGACCGCATCGAATCTTTCGACAATTGTCTTGAGATACTCCAACCTCGACGGATCACATTTGTGGCATCGCTCGGCTGAATCCAAGTCAGCCTCGCAAGTCGCGGTGGCGACAATGACGAAGCATTTCTCGCAAATGGAATCTGTGGTTCCGTCTGGATTGGCTCGGCGCACAAAATCAGGCTGGGGCGACGACGCCATGGTGAACTCCGAGGGGGAACGGTGGTCTGGCTCTCTTGAGCCGTCAAGTCGGTAGTGTCCTAATTAGAAACTCACACAATCCACAGGTTTTTCCACTAAACGGTGAGCAAAACTGACCATTCTTCGTTGAATGCTTTTGCGTAGAGTGGTCGTAACAGCAGCCAGCTAAATCCTCAAGCAACACCTCTAATCATCCACGCAAGCAAGCTCCATTGATATTCCCCTCCCTCAGATTCCTCTACCCGGCTGCGCGAGAACCGAGCGGAATCTCGGCTCTTGCGCTCAATCTTCAATCGTGCCAAGCAGTGCGCTGTGAGCACCGCTTATTTTCGCTTCTTCTCGTCATTGAGCACTGCACCGCTCACGGGGCAGACAAGGAACGTGAAGCCCTTATACCCTGAAGCAATCAATTCATCGGGAAGCTGCTTACTTATAAGACGCACATTGTGAACGCCACAGGCGGGAGGGCTTGAGTCCTTTTTGATGAAGCATGGTTCCGCCATGACGATAACCCAAACGCGGGAGTCCCGCTAGAGAAAAGTAGACGTGTTCAAAATTGAACAGGATGCCTCTTTTCTTTCAGTTATTCTACACATTCTCAACGAATTTGACTCCGAAAGAAGCGCACTATGGACCGGCAGACGAATCCCCGTTATCCTCATCGGCGAAACAAAGACGGAACGTACGATTCAATTTGCACCGTGTGTATTGCAACAATCGCATCGGTAAGAGACGAAGATGAACTCGCTGAACATGAACACGCCCATGTGTGCAATCCATTTTGGTCTCATCTATCCGGCAAGTACCCGGTCACGTTTCGTTCAAATTGCCTCCAAAGATAGCGGCTCCAGAATAAAAGCGGCAGAGCTTCGGCTCTGCCCTTGAGTGACACCGGACCGGATGCGTCCGTCAGGCTATCGGCTCGACCAACTCAGGTCGATTGTTCGTATGCGTATGGCCAAGCACACGGTTGACTTGGCGGTATTCGGTTTTATAGGTTGTCGGAAGTGTGTCTTGCGATCCATGCAGCCGGTGTGAGATCGGCGACTTGTTGGATGGGTTTGTCGGCAAGTCCTGGCAGGATCTCGTTCAGGTAGTCGCGGACAGGGATCCTGAGCCGGCGGCAGCTTTCAACCACGGAGAGGATCGCGGCCACACGCGGTCCGGCCTGTTGGCTGCCGATATGGATCCAGTTTTTTCGGCCCAACGCTACGCCGCGCATGGAATTTTCCGCCAGGTTGTTGCTAAGTTCCAGCTCCGGATATTCGAGGAAGCACGTCAGTTTCTTCCATAGCTTAACCGTGTAGGCGCAGGCCTCACCTGGCGCACTTTTCGGCAACACGTTCTTGCTCAGCGCAAGGATCTGGGCCTGGATTTTGTCGAGCAGGGTCGTAGCCTCCTGCTGGCGCAGAGCATGACGCTCTGTGTGGTCCATCTTTTTGTTGCGTGCCCGAGCGTCGATGGCAAACAGTTTATCCATCAGCTCCACGATGCTGATCGAGGCGACATCCAGCTTGTTGAGCTTGATCGCGTCGACAAAACCCCTTCTCGCATGGCTCCAACATGCCGCATGCACCATCTTCGGGCCGCCCACGCCCCGGACGTACGAGACATATCCGTCGGTTTGTAAAATTCCCTCGAACTTGTCCAGGAAATGCGCCGGGCCTTCGCGCCCGCGACCCATTTGAAAATCGAAGATCGTCGCGCCGCCCGGCGTGCCGTACTGCCACAGATAACCCTGATGATTCTTGCCGCGCCGGTCATGCATCTGCACATCGACTGTTGTCTCATCTGCCTGGATGTAACTCCCGGCGAGTAACTCGCGTCTCATGACCCCCACCACCGGCGTCAGCATCTCGCCTACCGTCATCACCCAGCCGCACATCGTAGCCCGGCTGATGTCGATGCCCGCGTCGCGCAGGAAGATGACGCTCTGACGAAAGAGAGGATTGTGGTCGGCATATTTGCCGACGAGGGTGTCGATGATGATCTGATCCGAGACCAGGCTCTTAGCGATGATCCGCACCGGCAGCGGTGCCATCGCTACCCCTTGCTCTTCACACGTTTTGCAAGTACTCTGCGTTGATACCACTGC